TTATAATAGGGAATTGATTTGATAGCGAGTATTGCGTCCACCACCTTCCAATTTGATTATACATCCTTTTTCTAACAGGTCGGATAAATGCCGAGTAGCTGTTGCTTTACTGACTTTAGCAACCTTTTGATATTGAGAGGCACTAATACCATGTTCAAAGCCATTTTCTCCACCATCTAATAAGCGATTCAATACCCTGCGTTGTCCTTCATGGAGATCTAAATTTGAATATTTATACCAAAACTGACTTTTAAATACAGTTCGATTAATTTGTTTTAACGTCGTTTCGAGGCTGTCATTTAAGGTGTCTAAAAACCAGACAAGCCAATTAGTGATATTGGAATCATTTTTTTGGTTTTGCTCTAAGATTTCATAGTAACTTTTACGCTTGTTTAATATAACAGGGGACATTGCATACAAGCGAATACTCTGCTGATCCATTTGTGCTAAGGCCAGGTCTGTTAGTGTACGGGTAATACGCCCGTTACCATCATCAAAAGGATGCAGTGTGATAAACCATAAGTGAGTAATACCCGCACGAAGTAGGGGATCAAGCAACGCATCGGTTTGACTAAGATTAAACCAATTTATAAAGGCTTCTAAACGTTCTTCAAGTCCTTCTCTAGGAGGTGCTTCAAAGTGAACTGTCGGATAATCCAATCGACCAGAAACAACCTGCATTGGTTCTGAACCTCTGAGTTGACCAATGCGTAAGCGCTGCATTGTCCAATCGGGATCATTAAAAAGCCATTGATGCCATTGCATAAGACGTTCAACAGTAAGTGGTTGTTTCACATTGTTCAGCGCATCAAGCATGATATTGGCCAAACCTTCAGATCTGTCCGAACTTGGATAAGGTTGGTCAAGCGTAACGCCTAGACGACATGCAAGTGAGGAACGTAATGAATACACATTTAAGGTTTCATTTTCAATCGCGGATGATGCAACAAGATTGGCAAGTAGAGTATTTAAGGTGAATTGCTCTTTGGCTAAATCATGTTGACTTTGCCCAAGTAGAATTCCAATTTTTTGATGAATCTGTCTGGTTTTGGGTAAGATGATTTCATCTTCCCATCTAAAGTTTGTCCAGTTGTTGGTTTGCCAAATCCACTCTTGCATCTTAAATCTCCACTTAGAACTTTTCCAAGAGGAGCTAAATATAGCATATATTCGGCTCACTATATGAGTTGAATAAGATGCTTAATTAGCTCGTTTATATCGATTTAGATCCATAACTATAATTTTGTATATTTAGGTTTTTTAATATTTGGGCGCAAGTAATCTAATCTTTAGCTTTTATCATCAGCCTTAAACATGATTAAAATTACCGTTCGAAAACTTTTGTAAGGCTTAATTTTATTGTCTTAATTTTGGTAAAGAGAATTTTTTTTTATTCTTCTTTAATTGTGCGCCCTGCGGGAATCGAAGATATGTGTTAATATATTGATTTATATGATTATAATAATTACACATAAATATAATACCGTTATATATACCGCTAAAATATAAAGTGCTCATAAAACTAAAGCCTCTATATAGAGGCTTTTAATTAAGTGTAATGTTGTTTAATCCAGTCGTCAATTTCTTCTTCTTTCCACCGCGCTAACTGTCTTTTGCCTTGTCCAAACAGTTTAGAAGCAGGGAAGTAACCTGACTTGATCCAGTTATATATAGTTGGCTTAGACAAACTGGTTTTTTGTTCAACTTGTTTAATATCTAAAAGCCGTATTGTCATTCAGTCTACCTCCTTTTCTTCTTTCATAAAACAAATCCAATGAGTGTTGGCTCGTTTGCCACTTGGATGGCCAACCCAAGGTTTGCGATCTGTTAATGCCAAAATTTCGCTAACTTTGATTTGAGTTTCATTCCACTTAAAAATTAAAATTCCATTTGGTTTAAGAACCCTAAAGCACTCTGAAAAACCTTTGGCCAAATCATTCTTCCAATCTTGGCCAAGTTTCCCATACTTCAATGCAAGCCAACTTTTATCCCCGGCATGTAATAGGTGAGGTGGGTCAAATACAACACCATGGAAGCTTTCATCTTCAAATGGCATATTGCGAAAATCCATTTGAATGTCAGGATTAATAATTAATTGGCGATCATCGCAAAGGATGTGATTTTCTTTTCTAACATCGCCAAAAGTCACATTAGGATTTTGACGGTCAAAATGAAACATGCGAGAACCGCAACAAGGATCAAGTAATTTTTGATTCACGCCACTTCTCCTAATCTCTTCACAATCGCTTGCTTGGCTTTTTGAAGAAATTCATCACGCTCATCATCATTAAATTTTCCATCGCCTTGCATTTCTTCTGAATAGAAAATTGTCTCATCACCGCAATCAGGATAATCAACTCTAAATTCGCCATGTCTTAAGCGGAGATAGCCAACTTGTTTACCCTTATAGAAAGCATCGTATTGTTCAGGGCTTTCACCACAGGTTTGCTTAAGTTCGATTTCCTCAGTTTGAATTGTCATGACTTTGCTCCTGTGCTTCGATCATTGCTTTACAGTGTGCAGCCGCTTTTTCTGCTTCATCCTTAGTTTTAAAGAATTCCCAAAATCCTACTTGATCATCAGATTCATCCCAAACTTTGGTTGCATAGAGCGTATTGCTTTCAGTGATTAAATACTCTTTATGCTCTACAGCTTGAACTTGACCAGGATCTAAATCACAAAGAGAGTTATCAATTCCATCTTGATCCCACCACATGCCTTCATGATCATCTAAATACCAATCTTCAGTATGTTTTTTGTCTACCAAAACAAACCCTTCAGGGGTGGCTTTGGTTTTGATTGCTTGAAATAGCTCATAAGCCATTCTTGTTTCCGCATAAAAGAATTCGCCATTTTCTTCGTAAATATCGAAACCAATTCTTATTGCTAGTTCTTGAAACTGTTCTTTATTAATGTCCATCACAACCACCACGCCATTAAAGTTGAGTAAAGTTTTAGGAGGGTCATGATTCACCTCGACGGCCACGGTAAATAGGGGATTGCGGAATATAGGTATCTTTTGAAATTACCTTGTATTCAGGGTCATTCATTGGCAATCCGCCACGAATACGCCAAAGCTTGTAAGCAGCATCGGTGAGTGAATTTCGATAAACAAGACTGTCATATTTACTAAAATCCGCTTTCAACGTGTACTTTTTGAAATCTGCCTCAAATGCATATTGATCGCGGGTAATTTGATCAAAATTGATTAATGAGATTGGATCTAAGATTTCACCAGTTAAGCTTTCAAAGTGCGAGCCAATGCGAACCGCATCAACACTTTCACCGTTTGCCATAATTGCTAAGTATGCTGTCATTGAGTAGCCCCCTCAGTATTGAAGCCTTCCACTGCAATACGTGTGATTTCTGCTTTAACGTCAGAGAAATGAGATAGTTCAATTGCTGAAAGGGCATCTATACCTAAATGTTCGCAGACTTCTTTAACATCGAGATTATTTAGAGAAATAATGTCTTGAAGCTCATCACGCTGAACATCTGAAATAGCATTAAATTCAGGAGGGTTAGACCATGCATTACGTTCTTTATCAAATACACATCCAAGCTCTTTTGCGCGCTTAACCATTGATTGACGCATGTTGTGATAGAAGGTGTGTTCCTTATCTAATGATTCAGTTAATTGATTCAGATCACTTGCATATATCGCTTCTTCACAGCTTTGAGCAAAGTTATTAAACTCTTCAATAGCTTTGTTTGCTGCCAATTGAGCAGGGGTTAAGGTGTTAATGTGATCCTTTGCTTGGCTGATTAAATCTGCCAAGAACATTGGATTATCTTTTAAGTCTGGCACCCAAACCTCACCAGTTTCACCACCTAAAGCACCCGCATTTTTTGCATGATGAGTATCTGAAGGATTGAAGTTAATAACTCTTGCTGTTTTGCCTTCTTGTGTTCTTACAGTAGTTAAATAACCCATTACATCGGCGATTCGATAAAGTTCATTACGGTTTTTACCGCCTAAATCTGGGCGATAAATAACTTGATCACCATTTTGATCTTCTGAAGCATGTGCCAAGAAAACAACATCTTTCCCCATGCTAATCAACATGTGTACATAGTTTTTAAACATTACATTTGCAGCACCTTGTGCCTTTAATTTCAATGTATTGTCTTTCTGACGATTATTAGGAATTGATAGTAGGTAAGACTTAATGCACTCAAGCATTGCGCCCACAGTATCCAAAACAATTGTGTTGTAAGGTGCTAAGTCTTGCTCAGTCAGATTGCCAATGTCAGTCCACTTCTGAACCGGTACCACGGCACCACGACGTAATTCACCAGTACGATGTGAGCCTTTGTCAAAGTCAAACGAGATTGCTTTATCACCAGTGAAACCCATCGAAGTTTTACCAAGACCAGGATCGGCATAGATATATGTGATGATTGCCTTAACTGTAAGCGCTTGATCAGCAGTAATAATTTGAATAGCCATTTAATTTACTCCCATTGACCAAGTACTTAGTACTTGATCGAAATGTGTGGAATTTGGTTTTTAGCAATTGCAGTAATAAGGTCTTTGATCTGTACATCTGATAAACCAGTGTTAAGCCCAAGCAAAGCTTTGGTGACTTCCTTATGTATTGACCGCATATGCTCTCTATTTGCAATACGAGCTTCTTCTGCTTTTCGCTCAGCATCTTCTTTGGCTTTAGCTTCTTGCTCAATACGCAAACGCTCAGCCTCAACAGCCTTTTGACGATCAATTTCAGCTTGCTTTTCACGCTCAATGGCTTGTTGCTTTAATTGCTGTTCGCGCAATTCAGCCTGTTCTTTTTCAAGCTTTAAGCGTGCTTCACGTTGTTCTGCTTCAAGCTTTTCTTGCTCAACTCTTTTACGATCCGCAAGTGCTTTTGCTTCAGCCTCAACACGTGCTTTGTCCGCTGCTTCACGTGCAATTTTTTCGTCACGTTCTTTTTGTTGGCGTTCGATTTCAGCTTGTCGCAAACGTTCTAATTCAGCTTGCTCAGCTTCATACTTTTCACGGTCAGCCAAAGCTTTTTTTAGAAGTTCAAGTGTTTCAAATTTTGCAATTTTAGCTTGATTTTCAAACTCTTCATAAGATGAATCAATAACTGTATTTTCAACATGCTGAATTGATAATTTGATATTTTCAGAATCAATAAAGGTAGGTGCGAAATATGCTTTGATTGTTTCAATGGCTCCTTCATGCTTAGCCACACGGTCTTTTTCAGCTTGTTCCCATGCATCACGTGGGGCTAAGATTTCATTACGTAGCTCATCAAATTTTTTAACAACTGAAATTCGATCATCATCAATTAGCTTAATTTGCGCCTTTTGTTCAGCAACTACTTCTTTGCCATATTTCTCAATAATGGTTTTAGACTTGCTGATTTTCATAGCAAGTGAACCAATCGCATCACGACCTTTTTTAGTTGTCACATCTGGAACGTGTGAGCGTGCTTCTTGAGCAATACGATCAAAGAGTTCATCTGTACCGCCACGCTTTGCAAATGCAGCTACAATCGCATTTTGTTCTAATACTTGTAATTCCATTTTATTCTCCTAAGCCACTTTGCAAGACCAAATGTTTTTAAACCAACCACATGAACAATTCCATGAGTGACCATTTGTGCCAAAGGCTGTTTTGTTTTGAACGGTGCGACCACAGTTGACGCAATGAATGTAATCGATGCCATAAATAGGTTGTTTAAAAAGCATATTCATTGTTGTGGCTCCTTAACCTTAAATTCGACCACCCATACCCATGGATTTACAGCCCAAGAATCAGCACCGTTAATTGATTCCCAAAGTGTTCTAAATGAATCAACTGGGTTATTTCTGCTAATAGCGTTGTTGTCAGATGAGTAGTCTTTAAAAGCAGTCTTTAAACCATCACGACTGCAATCAACCATAAAAGTTTTTATCCCTTCGCTTACCGAATCCGCTCTTGAAATATCACTCAAGTGCTCAACACGAATATTTGTAATTTCAAGTAAAATGCGAGAAGCTGAACGAGGCATATGAATTGATGGCTTCCATATAACATCATCTATTTCAACGTTATTCTCCAAGCACCATTGCTTGGGAATAGGATCTTGTTTGCGACCATCATATTGATCAACAAACAACCTTCTATCATCTGGATGTTCTGCATCCCATTCATCTATGCATCCATAGCAAAATGTTTCACGAACCCAAAGAAAATCACCTACTTGACCATATGGGCAGTCGTTATCAATATAATGTTGAAGACTTGGTTCGCTGTGTAAAACAGCAGGTCTGTTTCCTAGTTCAAACTCCGCCTGTTCAATAACAATTCGAGTTTTAACTATGCGTCGAGTCTGAGTTTTGCGGCCTTCTAAAATTGCTTGAACCATTGGAGTATTAAACAAAATAGGGCGTTCCATACTCACCCCCTTACCAAAGCGATATAAAACATCGCACCGATTAAAAAGATGATGATTGAGCCAAGGAATAAGCTTTGAGCCTTATCCCATAAGCGACGATTCGAAATCTGTTCGATCGTCAGTAGACGTTGTGGTTTTTTGTGTGACATAATTACCTCGCCATTTGGTAAAACCCTCGAATTGCTTTGACCGGCTTCGGGGGTTTTGTTTGTGTATGAGATAAAATATACCTAACAGGTAAAATAAAGTAAATACCTTGCAGGTGAAATAATTAAAATATTTTTATACTTTGTAGGTGTATTTTTGTAATTGTGTTTTAATAGGCAAAAGAAAACCCTGCATATAGCAGGGTGAGATAGACCAAACTTGTTTATTACAGGTTATCTATTAGTAACCTTGGTGTTGATTATAAGTTTTCGGTGTTACAGGTAAATGAAAACCCACGCGGGGTGGGTTTTTTTTGATAATTTGGTACTAGCACTGAATATTGTATCTAGCTTTATACGAATCGATTGTTTTTAGAATATCTGTACTTGTATCAATATCTGCAGGCTCAGCTAGCTTTAGATAAATCGGAAGGTATTCTTGTTTGTAGGTAATAGGAAATTCCTCACAAATAACTTTTTTGCGTTCTTCTATCGGTGTAGTTGGTGCTGCCAGAGTTCCAAGATACGATGTAATTTTTAGATCCACTTCTTTATATTCTTCAAGAAGCTGTTCACGTTCAGGTGAAATTTGCTCAGGCTTTTCACATCCAAACATTGAAAATGTCAATAAGCATAAAAATGAAATAGTTTCCATAGAGATTGAATCTTCTTAAGTGTTTATATTTTTTAGAGAAATTTTAAGCCTCTGAATATGTTTCTAAAAAATCATCTATCCATCCTTGTGCCACTTCAAGATTGGTTATGTCAGTTAACTTTAGATTGGTTTCTTCTGCTTCGTTAAAGCCTTCAATAATGGCCTCAAAGATATTTGCTTCACTAATGACCTCCCTTGCTATTTCCGCAGCGTCATAGCTTTGCTTGGCTTTCTTGAGTGAAGCTATCTGTTTATCAATTCCTGCACCAATTTTACCTAATGCCAATTTAAATTCTTGACGATTAATCGTTAGCGCAGTTTTGTATTTGTTAAGTGTTGCGATCATAGAATTCTCTTATCTTTACATGGAATTAGGGTGTTCTTGCTTGTGCTGACTTGGTGGGATAATGTCTGTAATAGCGGTAATGCTTTCCACATCATCCATATCAAATGTAATCCTTTCACTTCCGTTCACAGCTAAAAGGTTAAGGACATTGTTATGGATACCAATGAATTCCTTGATAGTGCATCTACCATCTTTTAAGCAAACTTGAACAAATTCTGAAGGAGTTAGCTCTGCATCAGGATCGCATACAACATACCAACCATTACGAATAGCAGGGTACATGGAGTCGCCAGTTCCTTTAATTCCATACGCTTTCTCACCACCAGAGTGAGTTGGGATATAACCATCACCACCATTACCTTCATAACCCATATCTGTGAAAAAGCCATCCATGCCCATTTTGCTGTAAGCCTTGACAGGAACCCATCTTTTACTTATCACGAATGGTTTTTCAGCCACTTTCGAGAATAAAACAGCTTCCTCGCCATCTGCAATGTTGTGCTGCTTTTTGAATGCTTCAATATCAAGTTTGTTAAAGCTACCTATACCTAGTAAAGAATCACTGTCTGATTGATCAAGATAGCCCTTAGGTTTGCTGAAAGCTTTCTCTATCTTTTCAGCTGTATCGTCACCAATATTCTTTGTTGGGTTCTTACCAATATATTGGCTAAATAAGTTGTAAGACATATCAATTTTTTCAGCAAACTCTGTGCGACTTAAGCCAGATTCTTTCATCAGCTTTTTGGTATTACCAAGTCTAATTTCATGAATTGTTTTCAATTCAGCCATATTAAGTTCGCCTTTATTCAATATTAAGTAATTTACCTTTCAGGTAGAAAAAATAAATACCCTGAGAGGTTGTTTTTTATTTACCTTGCGGGTATATTTATATTTAATTTACCTTTAAGGTGTATTTATGGTTACCCTTTACGATTTCTGGCGTGGTCTTGATAAAGATCAACGCATCCAATTTTGTGAAACAACAAAAATTTCTTATGGATATATGGAATCTCATCTTATCCATGGTCGAAAAAAACCAAGCATGGAAACCATTCAAAAAATGGTAGATGCGAGCGACAAGAAATTAACCCACAAAAGCATCTTTGACTTCTTTCTTAGAAAGACCAGTGCAGCTTAGGAACCACCATGAGCAAAGTATCAATTGAATTAAGCGCAAGAGCTAGAAATACACACTCGCTCGTTTTGCAATCCCTTGGAAGTGTTGTAAATGCCACTCTAGGAGAAGAAATAGGATTTGATGGTCCTTGGGTATCAAAGTTTAAGAACGACAAGAAAAACAATGGCTTGACCGATCTTGAAACTATTTGCGTCTTATTGGACAAGCTTGGTCTGAAAGTAATACCAGGTAGTTATGAATGCTATGACCGAAAATTTGTTGAAGCAATTTTCTTTTTGGCTCGTATGCAAATCACCAACTCAGGCGACATCAACGATTATCAATTTGCTTCTATTGCGCCTCGATTGGCGGAATTTGGATATTAAAAAACCACTGCCAGCGGTAACTGGAGTGGTCGGTAATTCAAAACTACAAGGAATTGAATATGAAATCAAATTTAGCAGATCAATCGAATAAAGGCAATTTATCGGTCAAGAATTTCTTTCTTGGCAGCCTGAAGAGCTTCAATAACGGAGTCTATGTGAGCGATATCAATATTAACGAAAACATCCACATGTTGGCCATCTCTTTCATTGAAAAAGCCCTCTTCTTCACAAATCACAATGTATTGGCCATCTTCTGCAGCATAAACATCAATGGCATTTTGTTTTCGAATAAGTGTCATCTTAAAGCCTTATTAATTGGTTGCATTCAGTTGGTTAAATCTACTCAGAAGTTAGATTTTATTCAAGAGGTGAAAAATGGCTAGGTCTAGAAATATAAAGCCTTCATTTTTTATAAATGAAGATCTTGTTGAACTTCCATTTGAAACACGCCTTTTGTTTATTGGTTTGTGGACACTTTGTGATCGCGAGGGTTATGTCGAAGATAAACCCAAAAAAATCAGAATGTCACTATTTCCTGCTGATGATGTAAATGTAGAAAAAATGCTTAATGAATTACAAAGCAGTGGATTTTTAATTCGATATGAAGTTGGAAATAGAAAATGCATCTATCTTCCTAAGTTTTGCAAACATCAAAATCCTCATCATAAAGAGGTAATAAACGATGTACCACGGTATTTTTCAAAACCTAGTCAAGACCTAGACTTGCCTCAGTCTAGTCTAGGGTGTGAACCAGTTGGGGATGCTAGTACTATCTCTGTTAATGAAAATCAAGAATATATAAATGATTTAAATTCATTAACTTATGGTGATTCTAATGAAAACCTAGGGCAAGCCCTAGACAATCCTCAGTCTAGCCGTGCTGATATATTGATTCCTGATTCCCTTAACCGGATTCCTGATTGTGGAAACCTGATACTTGAAACCAAAGATTCTCGTTTTGATTTATCTCTCAATGAGGTGAACACAAAACTTCAAATGGGTGGATTAAAGCAGATCTCTCAAGACGAACTAAACTCTTTGATTGTGAAACTTGAGAGTAATTATTCACACAACAAGCGAATGGTTAAAAATCAAGTTTTAGGTAAAGCATTCGAATGGATAGAGCGTCAGCAACGGACACCTCTTCAAGCGCCTAAACCTGCAACGCAATATCAAACCGCTGCACAACGTACTGCCTCTGAACACGACCGTTGGAGACAAGCCGAACAACAAGCCTTTGGCGAAAGTGAGATAGATATCACGCCAAAAAAGCAGTTACTGGTAAGTGAGGTGGGTCATGCGTGAGTTCACCAAAGAAGACGCACAACGTCTGATTTCTAAAATGCGTATTAATTACGGCAAAAAGTTTATTGATCAATGGGCAGGTGTTGAGGTTGATGAGTTAGCAACTGAAATGGTTGAGCGATATCAAGGTTTATCACCGGCTGATTTCCAACGTGGGATTAAGCGTATGGACCATGAGCAATGGCCGCCAACAATCCCTGAATTCCGTTCATGGTGCGAGCCACAAACTGACGATTGGTTAGGTGCTCATGAGGCTTGGTCAATTGCTGAAAAATCTATTGGTTTTGATGGCGAAGAATTGACTGTGATCTGGACTGAGCAAATGTCTACGGCATTCAGTCGCTGTGAAGAACTGGTCAAGACTGGTGACAAGTATCAACGAGCTGAAGCAAAGAAAATCTTTTGTGATGCGTATGATCGTTTAGTGACTCAAGCAAAAGATCAAGGGTTGAAACCAGTCTATAACACGAGTTTGGGTACCAACAAAGATCAACAAATCACAGCAATACAACAAGCAGAGTTGGAGGGATTTTTAACTGCACCAGTTGCACAGGCTCAATTAGAACACAAGCAAACTGAGGCTGAGATCCAAGCTGATGCTGAGAAGTATAAAACTACAGCTCAAAAAGCTTTAGCCGAATTGGGTGCCAAGATAAAACGCAATGTGAACAAGATGAAGCCTGAGCTTAAGGACGTTCAGCCATGGGAAGCGGTGGAAGAACAGCATATTGATCCGTTCGACGATATGGAGCAGTACAAAGCGAGATTGGCACAAGATGGCAAGCCAGTACCAAACGTGATTAGAAATTATGAAATGACTCTTGCTCAGATTGTTGAGAAGCGTAGAGCAATGATGCAAGGGGAGTTGGTATGAGAACAGGAACCAATAGCGAATCACTTTACATCAAAGATCGTTCAGCTTGGGATTTGTCAGAATTCTTAAGCAGTGGTGGTCAGATCGAACATGTGCCTTATGGCGTTTCAAATGAGGTTAAGCAAGAGTTCAATAAATCAAATGCTCAATCGCACATGAAACAAATAATGGGTGCAGCAATTGCAGAGGCTAAGGCTAAGAAAGAATTAAAACCTAAGCGAACTAAAACTGAAGCTGAGATTGAAGCAAAAAGACAGAGTGATAAAGAGCGTAAACGAATTAAAGACGCTCAATCACAGGCTGTAAAAAGAAAGGCTAAAGCTGAATTAAGCGCAGAGCAAATATCAATATTCAAAGAGTTTCATTCCAAGGCATCACATGGCGATATCGCATTGCTTGCAAGGTTGACAGGTGTTTCAGCAACAACATTGAAGTCAACCATGTATGGCGAAACTGTTATGAAGAAAGATCGATGGGAAGGAGTTAAAAAGCATTTGCTGAGTTTTGACTATTCAATCAACGAAAGTGCAATCAAAGGAAGATTGAAGAAAGAAATCAATGAATTGGATCAAAAAGCATATCGAAAAGCTTATAGAGCTGAATGGCAAAAGGTACAGAGAGCCAAGCTCAAACAGATAACAGAAAAGTATTGTGGAGTGGTGGCACTATGACAACTATAAACAACCTGACTATTGAGCAGATGAGAGAGATTGTGGATGGGGCGCCTGTTGAGTGTGCTTATTACGGTCTAGTAAATAATATTGTTATTTATTATCAATGGTCTGAAGAGTGGCTTTGGCACAACTCTAATACAAATGAATATGAGCGAGATTTTAGTAAGTCAATGAAGTTTGGCCTAAACAACCTCCGCACCGCCATTGCAGAGCATGACAGCCGAGAGTTTAAGGTGGGGGATTTGGTCTGTTTCAATGATTCTAGAATCATGTTCCCAAATGGTGAAACAAAGACCAACGAGCTTTTTAGGGTTGTTCGTTCCGATGGTTTAGAGGTTGATCTAACTGAAATCGGTAAATTAAATGTCTATAAAACATGGGTTGGTGATTTAAGTCACGCCACCCCAGAAGAAATCAAAGCCGGTCACCGCATTGATGACACCACAGACAATTGTAGCGACATTCGCAACCACGTTAGCCCGAGTACGAAGGTGGTGGATTTATGAAATTTAAAAATATGAAAATCGAGATCAATGATCAGCAACCACTTGATGATGTGGTAAGGGAGTTGGAGCGGTTGGGTTATAAACAAGCAAAGGAAAAGCCAGATAACTTTAATATGATTTACGCTGGTTCTAGTGGTTATTACACATACATGAATATTTATGAGAGAAAAACCACCCTAGCCGAACTCAAGGATTTGGAGGCAGAACGTCATGGATAAGTTAATCATTGAGTTTAATAAAAAGTTCGATAAACAAAAACAAGAGCTTATTGATGGATTTAAAGCATTAGGTGAAGAAAAAAGACTTCCTAAAGCTTTAGCAACAATTGAGGGCGAACAACCAACATATAAGAATTATTTTAAAGCGGGTTGGCAATCCCGACAGGCTGAGGTTGATTTCCTAAAAGCTCAACTCGGACTCAAAAGAGATCAAATTAAAGGTTTTGAAAGTGAAATTAAAAAAACTTGGCAAGCACTTGAAGAGAAAGACAAGCGGATTGAAGAGCTTGAAAGCGCAATAAAGCATTTAAGTGGAGCAATTCACAAGTCAATTTCTTATGAGCATGATCTCTTTGATAAGGGCTGGAATGAATGTGCTGAGCGAGTAGTTGAAGATATTTATAGATTGACAGGCATTGGTAAGGGCATGCGAGGTGAGCATGAAGCTTAATGCATTGCAACGTGAAGAATTAAAACAAATGTTTGATGGTCACTGCGCTTACTGCGGTGAATTGCTTGGTGAGAAATGGCATGCAGACCATCTGAATGCTGTTGTACGTGACCTTAAAACTGGGAAGCCATCTAAACCTGAAAATGATGTTATTGAAAATCTAGTACCAGCTTGTACAGCATGCAATCACAACAAGCGGTCTATGTCATTGGAAGCATGGCGTGATTTGCTTGCTCATTATCGAGATGTTCAGATCATCCGTGATTGTCCACAGGTTCGGCATTTAATGCGATTTGGCTTGATTGAATTTGTGCAAAAGCCTGTTGTTTTTCATTTTGAGATTGTGGGAGCCAACAATGCAAATTCCTAAAGGGTGGCAAACGCAGTCGAAGCCAGTGGCTAGGTCAAGACAACCAAAATACAAGAACAAGACTATCGAATGTGATGGTCTTAAGTTCGATTCAATCAAAGAAGCAAGACGTTATCGAGAGTTAAAGATTCTTGAGCGTGCAGGGGAAATCAGAGAACTACAGACGCAATACGCGTTTGTACTCGCAGATTCGGTCAGATTTAGCAATGAGCCACGTAAGAAGCCAGCTTTGCGATACATTGCAGATTTTGTCTATCTCAAAGATGGGTGCCAGATAGTTGAAGATGTCAAAAGTAAGATTTCGAGAAGTCTTGCTGAGTATCGAATCAAAAAGCATTTGATGATGTCAGTGCATGGGATAGAGATTTTAGAGGTTTAAGGGGCAATTATGAACGCAGCGGTGAGAATTATGGATTGGTCTAAATACACAATTGATGGATGGCTTGAGCAATTTGGCGCTTGGTGTGAAACCGCTCGTTTGAAAGGTGGTGAATTGCCTGACGGATTGCATGTCAACCAGATCTATTGGTTGATTCGTGAAGCAGATAAAACGCCACGTAACTCGAAGTGTTATATCCGTTGTGAAATTAGTGACTTTGAGGCAGAGCAGGTACAGGCATTGCTGAGAAGTATTTTTAAGAGTGATTCAGTAGATTACCAAGTTAAGTATGCTGTGATGTGTTTAGTTAAGCACAAGGTGGAGAATCGAAGTCTAAGTGCTGTGGCTGAGATTACTAATCAATCAAAACAAATGACTCACACAATGATCAGCTGTGCGAAGTTTGCCATTCATTCTCGTGATAACCGCATGAAGATTGGATAGATATTGACTGGTCGACCGCAATATGGCATATTTCTGTTATAGTGGACGAAGTTATGGTAATCCACTAGATATGAAGCTCACTTATGTGGGCTTTTTGCTTTTCTGAAATTAGTCTATGCTATGGAAAAACTCAGAGTGTAGTTCAATGAATATTGATGTTCTTCTGAAGGAAATAGAAAGGCTTGAGGCTGAAAATAAAAAGCTATCAGAAATAGCAATTAATGCCACTGAAAGCCTTAGAGCTGCTAATGATTTGGCTGAAAGCTATCAAGCAATGTTTGATGATTTATTTCAATTCATTAAGACTCAGTATGATGTAGAGTTCACAATGGAAGATATACCAAAGAATTTAAGCTAATAAGTGCTACACTCCCACCGATAAATAGGAAAACACATGAATATTTGCATTGGTGGTGAACAGAGCGGTCAAGTTGTAGAGAAAAGTCCGAACGATTACTTTCAACAGTCAATCGTAATTGGTGAAAAGACATATAAGTTTTGGTTTTCAGATAAAGTAAGTTTTCATGATGCGTTTGTTGAGGCTGAGAAGCTGGCAAGGCAGGGGTGATTAAATGAGGGATAATCTCTTATTTTGAAAGGTCAATTAGGCTCATCGAGAAGTGGGCTTTTTGTTTTTGTGGTATAAATTAATCTCCAATAACTAAGGGGTTTATCATGGAAAAACATGAATTAGAAATGTTAATCAAAGATCTTAAAAACTATAAATATGTACTTGGCGAAATGGAGTTAAGGGTGTTTGTAAAAATGTTAAAAAAGGATGGGGTGAATTTTGATGAAAATCCTAAGGAAGTTGAACGTTTGTATAATAATGAAATTAATCGCCTAAACACGGATATTGCAAAGTTAGAAGCAGACTTAATAAATCTTTATTAATATCATTTATTAATTAAAACCCGCTAAAGCAGGTTGTTTAAGCCCCTCCCAAGGGGTTTTTTAATGCCTAGAGGAAAGTGAAGATGAAAGGCAATGAAGAATTATTGGAAGCGCTCGAATCAGTTGCAAATTTTATGCGTGGAATGGGCTTAGATCCACGTATCCCATATGACACAAAAGAAGCATTGAGAGAGCGTGCATCTGATGTAGATAAATTGGTTCAGAAATATTTAGAAGATTGATTGATTCTAAATTTTCCTTTGCCCCGAAAGGGGTTTTATTTTGTCTTGGAGAAAGTGGGATGAAATCTTTATTAATCACACTATGGTGCATGGTTCGTAAGCATTTTGGTTTTTGCACACATCCAGTTCATGCAGAATTATCAGTAATGATAAAAGGTATAGAAATAAGAAGATGTCGCAAGTGCCAAGAATGCATTCAGCAACATGGTAAATACTGGGTACAGTCGGAGCGCTTATGGACAAAACCGAAGCACAAAAGAACCTCAAACTACTCGAAGAAGATAAAGCGCGTTTACTTTCACTTAATCATCTTAATTCAACGTGGGCGTTTAAGAATCAGTGTGAGATGAGGGTGAAGCAGATTAATGGGTTTATTCGTAATTTAGAAGAAAGTCTAAGAGTGTAAGTGGTCGAATGTGTGGATATATGGTTGAATAATATATTAATATAGACCAGTCATTATTTTTAACTATTAAAAATTTAAATGGATAAATTAAAAATTTTTGAATCATCGCTAGAAATGATTAGTGAACTCAAAGAAGAAATTATTTGCAGCGATGTAGTAGATTGTGGACCAAGATTGGAATTGGTAGAACAGTGTATTTATATTTCTTTTAACCATGGGATTGGGGTAAATAATCTTTTAGCAAATGATTTACCTATTCAAGCTATGGTTTTGCTTAGAGCTCAGTTTGAGTCTGTAGTTCGGGCCTATTGGTTATTTTTCTTAGCATCAGAAAACCAAGTTTCAAAGTTGAACTTTAGCAACACATTCGAAGAGCAGTTTATAAGTGATACTTGTCCTGGGCTTACTGAAATGTTAGATAAATTGAGTAAAGCAAACTCACCTGCAAAGCCAGTTATAGATCATTTGTGTGACTTTAAAAAATACCATCTCAAGCAGTTAAACTCTTTTGTGCATACTGGTAAACAGTCATTTACTAGAAGCATTATGGGTGTTAAAGATGAGATGCAAATTATATTAATGAAGCAATCTAATAATCTAGTGACTGCTGCTGCACAAATTATGCTTATTCTTACAGTTCCAGATAAACAGAAATTCATACATTACCTCCATGAAAAATATAGTAATTGTTTTTATCTAGTTCAAGATGTAGATCCTGAAATAGGGGCTAGGGTGGAAAAATATTATACAGATGGTCATTTAAAATAAGCCTCCTTCGGGAGGTTTTTTATTGGAGATTCCTTTATGGAAGATATTGAGCTTCCGAAAGGGAGTGAGCCACTAGCAAATCAGCAACATGAAAATTTAGCCCAAGCCTATGTTGAGACTGCGAGTAAAAAGAAAGCAGGGGAAAAGGCAGGCTATACAGATAAATCAAACGCATTTCGAGCTATTTTAAGACCAGATGTTCAAGAGAGAATTAAGTTTCTACAAGAAGAACGGGCGGATGAACTTGGTTTGGACTCTTATTACGTGCTGAGTAAGTTAAAGGACAATTTAGAAGCCAGCATGAGTGGTGCAGAGCCCAACCGCGCAGCAGCTAACAAAGCAATTGAAATGCTTGGTAAACATCTTGGTATGTTTGTAGGAAAGATAGAGCACTCAGGCACTATAGAAATTCAATCTCTTTCCGATTTGATGGATGAATTAAGCAAAGGAGATTAATAAGGAGGGCATATGCTTAAACCTGAGCATAGAGCAAGACTTGTTGATCAGCACTGGCGATTAAATAACCTCTACTACATCACTGATAAAAAAGGTAAACAAGTCAAATTCAAGATGACTCTTGAGCAACTTGAATACTTCGAAAACGAGTGGTCAAGAAACATTATCTTAAAAGCAAGGCAGCTAGGGTTTACAACAGAAGTTTGTATTATTCAATTAGATGCTGCTTTGTTCATGTCTGATAAATGTGCATTGATTGCGCACACCTTACATGATGCCAAGCGCTTGTTTCGTGAGAAAGTTAAATATGCTTATGAGAAATTACCTCACCCTTTAAGAGCCGCCAATCCACTTCTTATTGAAACAAAAGAGGAGTTGGTATTTAAAAAGGGCGGTTCAGTTACGGTAAGTACATCATTTCGTGGTGGTACATTAAAACGGCTGCATATTTCTGAGTTTGGTAAAATTTGTGCTAAATATCCAGATAAAGCGCGTGAAATTGTTACTGGTGCTTTTGAAGCTGTAAGTGTTGATGGAAAAATCACGCTTGAATCAACTGCTGAGGGTAAGGCTGGTTATTTTTATGATTACTGCCAGGAAGCTGAAAAGCTTCAATTACAAGGTAGAACATTAGGAATCTTAGATTGGAAATTCTTTTTCTTCTCCTGGTGGAAAAATAGTGAATACGCCTTACCAGTTGCTGGAGAAATACCGCAGCGTTTAAAAGATTATTTTGCTGAGTTGAAGGCAAAATACAGTATAAACACCACACCCGAACAACAACAGTGGTACTGGCAAAAAGAGAAAACGCTTGGTGATGACATCAAGCGAGAATATCCAAGCATTCCATCTGAAGCATTTCAGCAATCAGTTGAAGGGGCATATTACAAGAAGCAATTTAAATTCTTATATGCAAATGGCCGAGTTGGCGAATTACCAAGTAATGATCATTTGCCAGTAATGACCTTTTGGGATTTAGGCGTTTCAGACTCAATGGCAATTTGGTTTATCAGGAAAATTTCTGATGAATGTTATCAAGTCATTGATTACTACGAAAACTCGGGTGAAGGCTTAAGACATTATTTTAAAGTGTTGAAAGATAAAGGCTACACATATTCAAAACACTACGCACCACACGACATCAAAAACCGTTCTTTAACAGGTGATGCTAAATCTCGTCTAGATATCGCTAAAGAAGGTTATGAAATCGATGGTGAAATCTATTCCGTTCGATTTGAAGTAGTGGAAAGCATAGGTGTGATGGATGGTATAGAACAGACTCGTGAAATCCTTAAATATTGTGAGTTTGATGAAACCAAGTGTGAAGAAGGTATTTCTCATTTAGAAAACTATCGTAAAGAGTGGGATGACAAAAAAGGGTGTTGGAAAGATAAACCTCTACATGATCACACCTCTCATGGTGCCGATGCCTTCCGTATGTTTGGTGTAGCAATGAACAAGCGAGAAAGAAAAGTCAAAACTCGAAGAATTCGAGGAATGGCTTAAATAGTTTGCACCTTCGGGTGCTTTTTTTATTGGTATTAATATGGCAGTTACAGATCAACATCCGCAGTACGCAGCGGTCAAAAAAAGTTGGCAATTGATGCGGGATTCTAGCTCTGTTGCTGGCGAAGAAACGATAAAAGAAGCTACAACCAAGTATCTGCCAAAATCAGCAGGTCAAATCGAAGCTGAAAAACAAAGTCCATTAGGTAAAGAGATTTACGCTGGATATTTGCAACGTGCTCAATATCCATTATGGGTCCAAGATTCATTAAGAACTATGATTGGATTGGTTTCTAAACTTACTCCTGAAATTCAGATCAAAAGCAATTTGATGAAGCATTTAGAAGAAAATGCGACAAATGATGGTTTTGGATTAAAGCAGTTATTCATCCGAATAGTTGAGCAGATTATTGAATTTGGCCGTTGTGGGCTTTACATCGATGTAGATGGTGATGGAAAACCTTATTTTGCTCTGTATGATGCACTGTCTATCATCAACTGGAAGGAGAACAGTGTTGATGGACGGAAAGATACAACATTGGTTGTCTTAGAAGAACAACATAGTTCAGGTGAAGATAAGTTCAGTCATAGTACAAAGACAGTTCAGCGTTCTTTAGAATTGAATGATGGTAATTTTGAAGTGTTCCTACATGATGGTGGGAAAACTGAAGAAAAAACACCAAAAATTGGAAACAATAGTCTAGGTTTTATTACTTTTGTTTTTATTGGTGCAACCAACAATTCTTCAAATGTTGGATCAATTCCACTCTTATCAATGGCAAAGGCTGCGATTAAGTATTACCAATTATCTGCTGACTATTTTCAATCACTTCATCATACAGCTCATCCGCAACCATGGATTAGTGGCCTATCGGATGATGATGAAATCAGTGTTACTGGTGTAATGGCAGTTTGGGATTTACCTCAGGGTGCTGAGTGTGGATATTTAGAGATCGAAGGCGTAGGCATTGATAAAACCAAAGCTGAAATGGATTCTCAAAAGAATGCTGCATTAGAAGCTGGCGCCAAGGTTATTGATACCAACACTCAAGAATCAGGTGAAGCGCGTCGAGCGAGACAAGATGATCAGCATGCGAGTTTACACAGTATTGTGACTTGTGCAGCCGAAGGTATTGAGCAGGCATTAAAATATGCAGCGCAATGGCTTGGTCTAAATCCTAATGATTATGTATTTACAGTGAAAGCTGAATTCTCCAATCAATCCTATGACATTAACCTAGCTAAGCAACTTTATGAAGGTGCTTTGGCTGGTAAAAACTCGTTCTCAACTTATTGGGATTATATTGCTACAGGCAAACTTCCTGAAGGTGGGTATCAAGAAGAATTGCTTAAGGTTGAACAAGAAACTGAAGGCACACTAAATATGGGTTAGACCATGAATAACTCGATTCAAGAGCAAGCGTTTCTAAATGCATTTATTCAGCATCAAACTTATTTGTATCGGGCATCGAGTCAAACTGTTAATGAAATGTGGCAGCTTTTAAGCAATCAATCAAATGAAATGGTTGTGAGACTTCGTGATTTGCTGGATGAATTAAGCGATCAAGAGAAAGTAGCCTTATCTGGTGCACAATACACAACACCAAAGCTCAAAGAAGTGCGCAGTCTTATTAATGAGTGGTTCTTAAACCTAAGTATCGCGCTGCCTGAAACTTTTGCAGTAACAGCAACGGCATTCGCAGTTTACGAGTCAATATGGTTATCCAAGGCACTAAATAATCCAATTAAGGAGCCTGACGGGAAAAAGTGGTATACCAAGATCAGGCATAAACCTTTAACTGGTGGTGCTTTGGTTGATAGCTTACTTGAGAATATTGCCACTACAGCACGCCAAAAAGTTGAATATGCGATTCGAGATGGAATTAATTCTGGTCAAACTAATTATGAAATCATTAAACGTATTCGCGGTTATGACAGAACCATTGATGGGAAGAAAGTTCACTTTGACGGCTTAATTGATCAATCTTTTAAAGATGTGGAACGGGTGGTTAGGACCGCGCGAAGTCATGTGTCAAATCAATCTTATTTGTCTACTTGGGATGCTTTGGGATTTGATTTCTACAAGTTCTTTAGCGTGCTGGATGGTAGAACATCATTACTGTGTGCGTCTTTAGATCAAACCATATGGAAAAAAGGTGATCCGAGTATCAGGCATCCTCCATTGCATCCCCATTGTAGATCAACTTTGCTTGGCGTAGATGCCGATGGGAAGGTTGCTGGATTAAGACCATTTGTGGCAGATAATCGAGCAGTTAAGGATATTCCTAAAGATCAGCGTGATGGCAAGATAGGTCAGGTTGATGCTAATACCTCTTACAAAGATTGGTTTCCGCACCAAAGCAAAGAATATCAAATCAGTTGGCTTGGTAAGTCGCGGTATGAATTATGGAAAACTGGTAAATATCCAATTCAACGGTTCATTGACCCTTTGACTGATCAGAAATATACATTGAAGCAGTTAAAAGAAATGGATGAGAAGACTTTTAAGGAATTGGGGATTTAATTTTTTGCATTTATATTAAATTGAGTGAAACTATACCTTTATTTTACTATTAATTTAAAAATATGAACTTCTTGCAAATATTTGAAAAGATCATTGAGATGATAACTCCATCATTTGTCCGTAAGAAAAATCTTGATCGTTATGAGAGATTAAAATTATTTTTTAATGAAAGAGATCGAATCCGAAAGCTCAATGAATCTCCTAAGGTTAAGCAACTCTTATTAAATGCAGCAACATCAGCTTTAACAGGCGCTAAAAATGCAAAAATTGATGAATTTGAATATTTTTTAGAGAAATTTGATACAGCTAATGTTGAAGATTTGTATTGGGCTTTTGTGTGGAATAGAGCTTCATTTAGGTTATCAAGAAATAGAAATGGAAAAATCACTTATTTACACTCTGTTCGAAAAGGTCGTGTTCAAATTAGAGTTTTAAATAGTATTATGATTTTATTCATGGTAATAATTCCTGGAGCATTTTATGCTGACAAAGACAATTTTAGAAATGCATTCATTGAAGTAACTGGTTTATCAAGTGGAACTATAAATCTAGGATATTGGATAATATGCCTTGTATGCCTCACCACAATAATAAAAGTTCTTTACGATTGGTACAGTTGGAGTGATTTAAACGATTTGCTTAAAAATTAATCTGAAATTAATTAAAACCGCCGAAAGGCGGTTTTTTATTGCCTGCGCAAAGCTCAGGTTCACAAATCCGCAAGGCGGTTATTCGAGGAATATTACATGTCAGAAGACAATAAAGTTGATTTAAACAACCCTGAGATTCAAGACGCAATCAAAAATGCCGTGGATGAACAGGTCAAAGGCTTGAAGGCAAAAAATGATGAGCTACTTGGAAAGAACAAAGACTTAAACACAGAGCTTTCAGGCATTAAAAAGCAATTGGAAGGGGTGGATTTAACAGCAGTTAAAGACCTTCTTTCAAAAGCCAATATGGATGAAGAATCAAAACTGATTGCCGAGGGCAAGATTGATGAAGTCATTCAAAAGCGTACTGAAAAAATGAAGCAGGACCATGACAAACAACTACAGGCTGAAACTGAGCGAGCAAATAAAGCGGAAGCATATGCAAACCAGTTTAAACAGTCGGTAGTGAAAGGTCAGATTGCACAAGCATTCAGCGGTGTTGGTGGTTTAGCGGAAGCGACAGACGATGTTACGGCTTTGGCTTTATCTCAGTTTGCTTTAGATGAAAAAGGCAATGCTGTGATGATCGATGCCAATGGCGAAACAATCATTGGGAAAGATGGCACAACACCATTGAGCCCTAAAGAATGGGTCGAAAGTCTGCGTGAAACCAAGTCGTATTTCTTCCCTAAAGCACAGGGTTCTGGTGCACCAGGTTCAGGAACATCAACTAAAAAATGGTCTGACTATACAGAATCAGAACGAGCAGCAATTGCTCGTGAAAATCCAAACGCATTTCAACAGTTATTAAAAACTAAGGAAAACTAATTTATGCCAGCTACTCGTATTGCGGATATTTTTGTTGGGGATTACTACCAAACATTAGATCCAGTGAACTCACCTGAAAAAACGGCAGTTTATCAGTCAGGAATCGTTACTAAAAACCCAGCTTTGAGCGATATTGCAAATAATGGTCAAGGCACTTCAACAATTTCTTATTGGCAGGATCTAGATGCCAATGAAGAGGCAAACGTCTCTACAGATGATCCAGATCAAAAAGGTAAAGTGGGTAAAGCGTCGCAAGGCAAGATGCAAGCACGTACTCTCTATCTTAACAAACCATATGGCGTGTCAGATTTAACGACTGAGCTTGCCAATAGCGAACCAATGCAACACATTCGCAACCGTTATGGGAAGTATTGGGAGCGTCAATGGCAACGTTATTTGTTGGGTGCTGCTCGTGGTGTGATTGCATCGAACCTTGCAAACAACTCAGGTGATATGGTTATTGATGCAGGTGCAACGATGACAGCTACAGCTATGCAGGATGCAGCATTTACCGCTGGTGATGCAGCTGATCAGTTTGCTGCAATTGGCGTGCACTCTGTTGTGATGAAGCAGATGGTGCAAAAAGACCTGATTGAGTATGTGAAAGACTCTCAAGGCAACATCATCTTAACTACTTACCTTGGTAAGCCAATCTTTATGGATGATGGTCTTACTTATGGCACAAACCAATATCTTTCAATGTTCTTTGGTACGGGTGCCTTCGGTTATGGTGAGGGTACTCCAACCAATCCAGTCGAAGTTCAGCGTGATGCCTTAGGTGGTAACGGTGGTGGTTCGGAAATCATCGTGGAGCGTAAGACTTACATCTTGCAGCCTGCCGGGTTTTCATGGAAAGGTGAGGAAGATCCAAATAAAACTCCAACAATTGCTCAGTATGCAAATGCTGCGAATTGGGAGCGTGTGTTTGATCGTAAACTTGTGCCTTTTGCTGCGGTAATCTCAGGTACACCTTAATAAACTTGGCGGCTTCGGTCGCCTTTGTTTTGGAGAATAAAGTGAAAGTTATTTATACAAATACAATTCCTGAAAATCAGCAGCTAAATGTTTGCTATCGCACTTCATTTTTAGGTGTTATTTCTGCTGCAACTTCGGTTGAAGTGGATGATGAATTCCCGAATGCTGAAGCAGTAAAACAAGCCTATGCGTTCTTAAATGCTCAGGCTCTATCAGTTCAAGTTAATGTAGGCATCACGCCTGAATTACAGGCTGTTGTTGATGAAGCAAAAGCTGAGTGTAGAAAAGTGGTTGCAGAACGTGATGAAGCTTTAGACCAGCTTCAAACATCAAAAGGTGAATTTATTGCATTCCAAAATAACATTGAAGCAATGAAAGCCCGTATCACCGAATTGGAAGCAAACGCCGATAAAACGGATGAAGAAAAACCGAAAACAACCAAAGCAAAGTAGGTGAGTCATGAGTTTTGTCACTGAATCAGAAGTTGAGCAAGCGCTTGGGGATACTTGGACCAGCCAAAGTGAAAGTGACAAGGCTCAACTTCTAAAGAAAAGTCGAGCATATTTAATCGCTCGCAATGTTAAAGATTATGAAAATGTTGATGATGTGCCACAAGATTTAAAAGATGCATCTTTTGAAATCATTAAAGGCATCATTGATAAAAAACTCTATATCGATAAAGACCAAGATCTTAAATCCAAACGAGTCAAAGCTGACAGTGTTGAAAGTGAAAAGGTATACCAAGATGGCTCCAAATCAATAAATGCAACTGAACAATACATTTGGGATTTGATTAAGCCTTATACCAAAAAATCACGTGTTCAAATTGTAAGGAAACTGTGATGGGATTGAGAGACGAATTGCAGACCGATATTGCTGAAGCTTTTGATACTGATTTAGCTGATGCCATAACAACTTTCACTTGCTCCAAAGAAATCCAATCTGGTGATTTCGACTTTGAAACACAAACTTATCCTACTGTGACTATTGAACAATACTCTGGACGTGGTGTATTTGGGTCATATAAGCGTGAATTGGTTAAACCTATTGATTACCAAGTTGAAGACATCAAGGCTACTGTGCTTCAAAATGAAGTAACGGGTGTGCCTCAGATTGATGATGTTTGGGTGGCAGGTGGTCAATTCAAAATTTTGAATGTAGGTAAAGATCCAAGCGGAAGTATATGGGTTTGCCAGTTGAGGAAAGTTTAGTAATTAGACAGTCTTTTATTTATCTGATAATTTTAATGTAATTCAAAAATGGGCATTCAACTTTGAACAAAAAAATCTTCATTTATTTCATCGTCGGATTAGTGCTTTCCTTTCAAGCTAATGCAGAGGTAAATAATACCTGTAATTGGATATCTGAATTAGCACAAAAGGTAATGAATAATAGAGTCAATGGAGTTCCCAAAAGTAAAATGATGGAAGAAATCCAAAAGCTAAGACTTGCTAGCGAAAATAGCTCTGATGAAAACAAGAAAAGATACTTGGCTGATCAAAGTGGCTTAACTGCAATGTTTACATCTGAGGTTTATGATATTGATGTACCTGAAGATAAAAAACTCAAAAAGCAAGCCGTAAAAAATTATCATGATAGTGTTTTTAAAGAATGTATTGCTGCTAATGAATAATTTATACCCACTTAGGTGGGTTTTTTAATGGGTGAAAAATGTGGAAAGTGATCGAAATACATGACTCGATTCATGTAATCCCTGAAAATGACAAAAACCTCATGACCAAAATCCTGACTGTAAATGTGATCCTATCTATGAAGATGGTGTTTATATTCATAATTCATATGACGAAAGGGAGCTTACTGAAAATCTTTCGAGGTGTTAAATGGGCTGGAACGGATTACGACCATCACAATTCACACTCCAAGTATTGCGTGATGGCTCTGAGTTACAAAGAAAAATAACCGCTGCAATGCTTCAAGGTGTAATTCTTAGAAGTCCAGTTGATACAGGGGCTTTCAGAGGCAACAATCGAGTTTCAATTGGCAGTGTGGATTACACTAAAGACTTTCAGAAAAAAGATACTTTAGGTACCACAACCATAGCAGAAGGAATGGCCAAAATACTGAGTGTTCAATTAGGGATGAGAGTATTTATTAGCAATAATTTACCTTACGCAATTGCTCTCGAAAATGGACATTCAGGACAAGCTCCTTTAGGCATATATTCAATTACTTTCCAGTCAGTTACGAGTAGATATAAATGATGACTTTATCAGAGGCTGAATTGGCGATATACAAGCGAATAGGTCAATTTACTGGGGTGGAAAAAACGAATCTTCGGATAGAAAATCAGAAAACTCCAGATGGCAAACCATTTGATCCACCATCAAATAAACTTTGGTGCAAAGTTTATATTCAGTATGGAGATAGTTTGATTGCAGGTATTGGAAATGAACCCTGTATTCGAGATATAGGCACTATTTCAATTCAATGCTTTGCACCAAAGAATACAGGCACGATTGAAATGACAAATCTATGTGTTAAATGGCGTGATTTCTTACAATCCTTTGGTGTTTCTTTTCTTGAAGTCTATAAAGTCCATGCACCACAAGATATGGATGATGATAATTTTTACGCAAAGATAGTGAGAGCTGAGTTTCGAGTTAATTAGCTTAATCACACAACAAACCTGAATTACTTTTAAACGAACCTGTCCTTAGTGACAGGTTTTTTAATGCCTGAAATATGGCATCCAAGCCAACTAGGGTAGCTCCTGAAAGGAAGATGGTCGTTTCGACTACTCATTGCATCTTCTTGTTGGCTCTTTTATTACCTATGCCATTCACCACAATTTATTGATGCTCAGGTGAATGGTTTAAATCAATTGAGCATCTAGGAGTAAACCATGTCAAACGTACTAACGACACAAGAAATTGTGATTGTGGAAAATGAAAAGGCTTTGACCACATCGTTACATATTGCAGATGGTGCGAGAGCGAATCACAAAGCTGTGATGCAGTTAATCAAAACGCATATCCATCACTTTAATAAATTTGGAAGGGTGGCATTTGAAATGCGACCCTTTGAAACAGAAGGTGGTATTCAATCTAGAAGAATTGCCATCTTAAACGAACAACATGCAACGTTTCTGATGACACTAATGCGCAATACAGAAAGAGTTGTAGATTTTAAGTGTGCTTTAGTTCAAGCGTTTTATAAGACAAAAGAATATCTGAATTCTCAATATCAATCACATGCAAATATCCATAATAAGCTTAGTTTGCAATTGGATTTAGAAAAAGCAGATGCGAGTTTAGCTGGGCATATTCTAGGAAGTTATCGAAAGAAACGTGACACATTAGTTGGAGCAATCAAAGAAGTAGAACGTTTGATGCAACCATGTTTATTTGAATAAATAGTTTTACAAACCAACACCTCCTTAAAGGAGGTTTTTTTATGCCTAAATTAAGGAGAACTTGATGAGTTCTGGAGCTAAACAATTAACCCGAGTTGGTTTTGAAGCATCACCTGGTGTGATTGCAACAACTTGGAATACATTTGCATTTACCACCAATGGTTTGGATGCATCAGCACAAACCACCGAATCGCAAACGATTAAAGATTCACGTATCTCAGCTGGCACGTTAGTAACTGGTGTTGAGGTGCAAGGCGATATTGAATCTGAATGGGCTTATGGGATTCAGGATAAAGTCTTAGAGCTAGTTGCCTTCAATGCTTGGAATAGCAATGTTTTAACATTTGGTGGCACTACTCGAAAAACCCTATCAATTATCCGTGGCTTTAGTGATATCGATAACTTCCAAGTTTTCACCGGTTGCCACATTAACCAGTGGACTTTATCGATTCCTGATAGTGGCATTGTGACTTCTAAATTCGCAATTATGGGAATGAAGCGCACAGCTTATGAGGTTGCACCGACTGGTACCGTAACACCTGCAGTGGATGCTGTTCCATTAACAAGTCTATCCACTGGTGACATCCTTATTGATGGTGAAAAGAAACCAGGAATGTGCATCACTCAGATTGAATTAACCCTTGATAATACAATGCAAATTCAGAAGTGCTTAGACTATGAAAATAACATTGCCGCAATCTTAGAAACCATTATGAAAGGCAGTGGTAACTTCACAATCGCATGGTCCAAAAACACTGCAGAACTTTATGAAAAACAATTCTTAAATGAGCCGATCGGCCTTGAATATTCATTGAAAGATACTGCAGGTAATAAATACACACTCAAACTACCTAAGGTTCAAGTATCTGCGCCTTTGCCAAGTGGTGGTGCTGGTGATGTATTAACTACTCAGTTCTCATTCACAGTCGCGGATGTTGCACCGACTCTTACACGTATTCCTGTAGTTGTGGGGCCTTAATCATGTTAATTGAAATCGAAGAACAGAAGTCCATTGAATACGTTCAAGAATGGTTTGATTTTAAAGAAGGCGTGAAACTACTCATTGCGAGTATTGATAAGCCATCGTTTCAACGTTCACTTGAACTCAATGGAATTCAAGCTGAGCAAGAGCTTGCAGGCATTAAGGCCGTTACAGATGAGGGTGCAGTTAAAGCCAAATTAGGTTTTAACCGAGCTGTTTCACATTTATTGCTCGGCTGGGTGGGGCTAGTCGGTAAAGATAAAAAGCCAATCGAATACAGCGCGCAAAATGCTGAACTGATTTGTACAAGCTCGAAGCAATCTCTTGAAATTATTGTCTTCATCATGGAAAAGGCTAAAGTGATCCATGACTCTAAGACTGAAGAGATTGCTGATGAAGTGGGAAAGTCCTCAAGCACTACGAACAAAGAAACATCAAATGGTGCGAAGAAAAAACAGCAGAAGTCTACCAAAAGCTCGGCATAAAACCACCTGAGCGTTTAGAGCCAAGTTTCACAGCAAATCACATCATCAAAGCCTTTAATTTAATTTCAAAAGCACGACGTTTTATTGCTTTTCCGCAGGGTGGTGGGTTCTATGACTCACTCACTCTTGCCGACATTAAAAGCTATTTTGATTTGTACGGTTGTGACTTGGATCGAGGGCTTTTTGTTCAGTGTATTTTTGCGCTGGATGGGAAGTACTTGAGTGAAATGAATAAGGCATGAGAGCTATTTAATCAAAACTTCTAACAAATTTTATTTAGAGGTGCACGTATAAGAGAGAACAATATTCGTATGGTTTTCTTGATTCCAAAACAAAACCCCGAGAGTTCACAGCTCTTGGGGTTTTTGTTTCCAACCCACAACGCACACTTGAGGATTAGAACATATATGAATTATACCCCTAAAAACCAATTAAAGGTAGACGGAAAAATGAGCGAATTAGGTGCTGATAAAGCTGGTAACAAATTAGCAACTGCCGCAATTATTGCATCAGTATTATTTGGAATCGCGGCAGTGATTGCTGCCATACGCTGGTGGTAATAAACATGATCATCAAACCATAAAACCGATCTTTTAAAAGGTCAGTTTTTATTGAAGAGTAAAAAGCTTTATCGGATTTATTTCGCATAACTTATTTCATTGTTCTATATTTTATTTTCAAAATAAAAGGAATGAATAATGAAAAAATTAACTATCGCGTTAGCAACAGGATTAGTGAGCATGAGTGGGTGGAGTGCTTGTACTTATAATTTTGACGCATCCCTGAGTCAGATACAAACTTTAGCAGGATACTCGGTCCCTAATCTTGCACTTTTTCCTCAAAATTCAAATCAAAAGATTGGTTTATCTTTACAATCAGTAATGCCTGCTGGATCAGCAGGAGATGTTATGGTTTATTATGGTACAAGTAGTGCTTATGCTAATAATTCTATTGAGTATTTAAAGACTAATAGTGGAACTTTAGGAGATAAAATACTCCCTTCAACTGGTATGGTTGCAATAGAATTTAACTACAAAGTTCCCTCAACACTTAGTCAGGGTGGATTGTCCACACCAATTAGTTTTGGTGGAAATATGGAGAATGGTAAAATGTTTCAAATAGCAACATTTTACACAAATGGTAATGATGGCAATAATTCTTTTAATAAATTCTGGTTTTCATTGATAGCCGAAGGTGTAACGCAGGTCAATCTTAATAATTTAAATGGCTCTCAAGTTTCAAATTCATCACTACCACAAAAAATTGGTATTTATGTTAATCAATCTTCAAATCAAATTGGTCTAATTGTAAATGGGGTAAATCAGGGATATGTTTATACTCTTCCAAGTAAGGCGAAAAATTTTGGGGTTATGCTAAATGCACTTTCTCAAAATATTGCTTCCCTGGATGCTAATAAGCAATTCTCAGTGGAGTTAATCACAGATTCAACAAAGATGACCCAAACCTACCCAACCGGCGCAAAGGATGTATGTGGTAATACAATCTAAAAGCTGAAATTTATTTAACCTCCTTCGGGAGGTTTTTTTATACCTGTAGCCCGCCTTTCCTGCGGGCTTTTTTTCATCCGTAGGAAAGTAAAAAATGGCTGAACAACGCAGCACACTCATTATTGAAATTAGCTCAGAACAAGCAGCACGTAATGCACGTGCTTTAGATCGAGAGCTACAAAGTATCGAACGCACTGGTAATTACGCAACTACTTCAATGAACTCTATGTCAGTGGCAGCACGTCAGTTGGCAGGGTATTTGGCAGGTGTTGTGACTGTTGGTACTGCGATCGCTAAGGTGGATACTTATACTGGTTTAAACAACAAGCTTAAATTAGTCACTAAGAGCCAATCTGAACTCAATAATGCAATGAACGATACCTTCAAAATCGCTCAAAACACTGCACAAGCATGGGATTCGGTTGCACAGATCTATCAACGTTTTTCCGACAATGCACAGCGTTTAAACATTACTCAAGCGAAAACTGCAGAATTAACTGACACAGTTGCTAAAGCAATCGCAATTAGTGGTGGTTCAGCTGCTTCGGCAGAAGCTGCATTAGTTCAATTTTCACAAGCTTTGGCTTCCAATGTTCTAAGAGGTGAAGAGCTTAACTCTGTTATGGAGCAAGCGCCTGGACTTGCAAAGGCAATTGCTCAAGGTATGGGAATCACAGTAGGTCAATTACGTTCAGTTGCTGCAGAAGGAAAGATTACAGGTGATGTACTTGTTGATGCTTTAACAAAGGCACGTAGCTCAGTAAATGAACTATTCGGCAAAACAGATTTCACTATTGCTCAGTCATTCACGCAATTATCCAATGAAGTCACTAAGTTTGTTGGTGAGGCTGGTAAAGGGAGTGGGGCTGCAAATGCAATTTCAGGATCTCTAACTTTACTCGCAGAAAACCTTAACAATGTAACCAACATTGCTATGATCGGTGGTGCTTATTGGGTTGGCACTTATATTCCTGCACTTTATAAAAGTGTAGTTGCAGGATATGGAAAAGCTACCCAATTAGTTGAACAAACAGCTATTCAATGGGCAGCGATTGAAGCTGAAAAAGTAGCCGCAGCACAAGAATTGGCAGGCGCGGAGGCTAAATTAGTTAATCTTCAAGCTACACGCGCGCAACTTATCGAAGAGTTGAAACTAGAATTAGCTCGTAAGAAAAAACAAATTTCAGATCAGGGTGCAATTAATTCTGAATTGAGAATGGGGTTATTGCGTCAACAGCAAGCAGCCATCAACGTAGAATTAACAGCTACTGAAAATGCTTTAGCGGCAGCTAGAGCAAGATCAGCTGTAGCAAATAATGCAACAATGGGAGCTGGTCGTGGTTTGCTCGGATTACTTGGTGGAGCTGGGGGATTAGTAGGTATTGTTGCGGCCGTTGGCGCATCAATGCTTTTAATGAGAGACAATACAGACTCAGCTACAAACTCTCTTAATATTCAAAAGCAATCGGTTAGAGAGATTACAGCTGAATATAGTAAATTATCAGCAGCTAAACTTATCTCAGAAATGGATGAAATTGATAAAAGAATCAAAAAATCACAATCTGATGTTTCAAAAGCTAGAGATAGCTTATTGGGAATGGTAACAGGTAATTCTGAGTCAATAAGTAATGAAGAAATTAAACGTCAAAACCTAATGCTTGATCAACTTAAAAAGATCAAGGAAGAAGGTTTAAGTACAGCTGCTGCACTTCAGAATCTGAGTAAATCAAAATTATTTACAGATGGGGAGATTAAAAGTGCGCAGCGTTATTTTGCTCAATTAGATGAGGGTATAAGTTCAGCACGTGAATTTGGTTATCAGAAAGAATTAGCAAACAGCTATATGGCTAAAGCTTCAGGTCTTTATGAGGAAAATGCAGACAAAATTTCAAAGCTAACAAACGAGTCTGAGCGTCTAAATGAGTCATATTCAAACTCTAAAGAGTCAATTGTTAAATCAGCTGAATCCTTTCTTCAAATCAGTGAAAATTCTGGTGCCTCAGCAAAACAATTAATTATTGCTAAAAATGCTCTAGATAGTTATAGCAAAGGAACAATTTCAGCAACGCAATTATCGCGGATATTTTTGGAAAATCTTCCAATTCCTCAAAAAACAATTGATTCATTTATTGCTCAATCAAAGCAAGCGGATAGCTACAAGAATTCAGTAGCTGGTGTGAACGTTGAGCTTAAGAAGCAAATTGATTTTAGAAATACTTATTTAAGTCAGCATCAAGGTGTTTTAGCTGCTGAAAAAGAGGTAACAGAAGAGAAACGGAAGCAATTGGCCAATGAACAGAGACTAAGTGAACTCCGAAAATCTGCCAACAAATCAATGCTTGACGATAATTATTGGATTAATACTTATAATCGAGAATTGAAAAATATTGGTGGTGATAAACAGAAAGCTTCAACTTTTGCTGATTTTGCACTTAATTGGCGAAAAGAGAACAAAATTGAAAGAGATGTTCAGTTAACCACCGAGCAAGCTAAAATTTTAAATGATCTATGGGTCTTAGATCAGAAGCGTAAAACACTATCGGATGAAGCAAGTAAATCCGAAAAAGATCGAACTAAAGAGCTTGAGAAGCAACTTAAAGTCTTACAGGTCAACGAAAAAGTTAAGGTTAATGCTGCTAAATACAACTTCGGTGGACTAGAAGGCAAGTATGGGCTACCAAGCGGAATGTTGTCTGCGATTCATATGATTGAATCTCGTGGTAATGCAAATGCATATAACAAAGGTTCTGGTGCTGCAGGTGGTTTCCAATTTCTTAAAGGAACTGGTGATCAGTATGGCGTTAAAGATCGTTATAACTTAGCGCAATCTGCCGAAGGTGCTGCAAAATATCTTTCATATCTATTGAAACTTTTCAATGGAAACGTAGAGAAGGCTGTTCGTGCCTATCATGCGGGTGAGGGAAATGTCCAAAAAGGCAAAAATCTTGGTAAATATAATAATCAGTACATCAAAGATTATTATGGCTATATGGGGGGTATTAGCGGCTTTTCAGGGAGTTCTAAAGACTATGAATCGCTCTTAAATGATCAGGTAAAGCTACTTGAAAAGTCCCAAGAAGAAGCCGAAAAAATCCGTAAGGATTTTATGTCTAAAGGTCTTCAAGAGGAGCAAGAATATAAGGATCAACTCAAGAAGATTCATGAAAATTCGGCTTTATCTGGTGATGAAAAGAAAACATATGAAGCTCAGTTAACTACTCGATTTGAAGCACAAAAGAAACTTAATGATCTTCAACAAGATTATGACCTAAATGGCTACAAATATACTGAATCACAGAAGCTTCAATATACCTACGATGCTAATGTTTTAAGGCTTGATGCCGAAGGTAAGTATAGTGAAGAGAGTAAGGCTAAGTATAAGGCTGCTCTTAAACAACTTCATGACTACGAACTAGCGGCATACCATAGACTGCAACAAGACAAACTCAATGAGTTTAAAGCAGCTCTAGAACAGCAAACTGGTGAGTTGCAACGTGCTTATTATGAGGTAATGGCACAAAACACAATGACTCAAACAGAACTTGCACAGTGGCAATTCCAAAATCAGTATAGCTCTTCTGTTGGTGGTGCTTATGATTCTTATCAAAATTCTGTTAAGGATATTAATAAGAAGGATGATAAAGATCAGTTCGTGAATGATGCTGAAACACGTAATCAAATGTTGTTACAGGCTGAGCAAAACTATCAAAATCAACTTCTTTTAATCAAAATGAAAGGGATTGAGGATGAGAAAGTACTTCATCAGCAAGCATATGATTCCCAAATGGGCTTATATGGAAATATGTTATCAACCGCAGGATCAACTTGGAGTGGCTATACTGATTTAATTAAGAAAACGGAAGGTGAAAATTCTGCAACTTACAAATCAATGTTCATAGTTCAGCAACTCATGGCAGCAGCTCAAGCAATTATTTATGGAAATTTAGCTTCTGCAGCTGCTTTAGCACCGCCACCAATTGGACTTGGCCCTGTCGCTGGCATGGCATTATCTGGATTAATGAGGGCGAATGGGTATGCAAGTGCTGCTCTTATAGGTACGCAAACTATTGCGGGTTTTGCATCTGGCGGACACATCACAGGCAAAGGTACAGGAACGAGTGATGATATTCCAATTTGGGCATCCAATGGCGAATTCATGTTAAAAGCATCAGCAGTATCTAGGATTGGTTTGGCTAATCTTGAATATATGAATAAAACTGGTGATCTTCCTCATAATGCTAAATATGCAGAGGGGGGAATGATTAGACAGCCAACAGGAGGGCATAATGGTATTTCAGAATATCTCGCTAGAAGCAAAGGTGGGAATTCCCAACCCATTGTAAATGTCCATACTTTGCCAGGCACAACTGCTCAAGTTTCAACTGGTAGTGATGGTTCGTTGGATATTCGAATTCAGGAAGTCGCAGAAAGAGTTGTTACTGGTCAGCTTCGAAATCCAAACAGTCAGATTTCTAAATCTATTCAACAGAACACTACTGCAACCAGAAGAAGATAAGCTACCTAGGTGGCTTTTTTCCTTCTTAATTGATATTTTATAAGCACTTTATGGAGTGCTTTAGAATGAAAAAATTAATATTGCTAGGAGGGATTGTAGGATTAGTTGGTTGTACTGCACCTTCTTATAACTTAAAACCTACTATTACTGAATTGGTTAGCAAACCACCTATTGGGGATATTACTACAGTAGGTGTAGGCGATAGCATGCTGCATCAAGGAAATATTAGTGAGGTGGATGTTTTGGAGGTTGCAAACCCTATTAAATTTAGTGGTTATGGTGTGCCATCTGGTATATACACGGCAACTGGTCAGGACAATAAAGGAAAGTTTTTTTCTCCAATCAATAAGTCATTGAGTATGGTGTCTAAGGCTTTTTATTCAGACCCAATTCAAGTAATAATGGTTTCCAAAGAAAATAAGCTTTGCGTTGTTAGTGTTTTTAATATGAAAACCTGCACCGACGACGCTGACTTCAAGGTAAAAAAAATAACACAATCAAATACTGATGCATTTCAACAAACTCTCATATATAACGGGAGGATAGGAAATAAAATTAACATTGGTTATCGTGAGTTTTTTGGCGATTTAGCTCGTCCAGCTTTTACTAACAGTGTGGAGTATGATTTAGCGGAATCGAAACAAATTGGATATAAGGGCGCATTGCTTGAAATTATTGATGCTAATAATCAGAGTATCAAATACAAGGTTTTAAAGAATTTCAATAAAGCGGAATGATAGACCGAGTGAATATATATTAATTATCGTATTAACTATAAAGAATTTTTTAAGTGAAAAACCCACCTAAGTGGGTTTTCTTCTATTCAATGAAAATAAAGCTTATCTTCTTTGGTGATGTGCAATTCCATTCTTTCAACTTGAAAAGACCAATCTACACAGACATCCATACCAGTTTCGGCTAATTGCTTAACCTGTGATGTAGCATGTGGTGATTTTTGCTCAAGTAAAGTTTTAATGATCGAAAATAGGTTCGCCATTTCATCGAATTTACTTGCAGCTGCTTTTAGATCGGCTTGCATATTGTCTTTCCTGAACTGTTTATTTGGAAGGCCTTGTGGTTCTGGTTCGGGTGGTGCTATAGTGTGCATAGTTCTTAGTCCTAGTGACTTTTCAATTAAGCCCAATCCGCCAAGATTCTGGGCTTTTTTGTTGTCTGAAATATTCATGGTTGATTGCCAATTAATGTTGCGAGTTTGGTCAATCCCTTTGGAGTTATTCGAACCTGCTCAGTGATTTTTGATGTGCCATCAGTGCGTGTCACTTCTGTAACCTTATGCTCAAGATACCCTGACTGAACTTTATCTTGATAGCCAAGCCAGTGAGCTGAACCAGTACGTTTATAGATCCATTTTTCAGCTTGAAGCTTTGAAATCAAATCTTTTGGTCGCATTTGTAAAGCTTTGGCAGCATCAGTTATACAAATACTTCCATCAGCTGTAGCAATTCGATCAAATGCTTTAACAGCTGGGGTTAATTCTTCAACCTTGGTCTGAAGCTCAAGATTTTTCTTTGATTGGATTTCTATGGCTTGTAACAAATGAACTGGATTTGTGATATCAAACACTGGCTGAATTTGATTATTGATATAAGCATCAAAAGTTCGAATAACCTTAAGATTGAATGCTGCACTAATCCACATGGCATATGAGTAAACAAGCTCTTTTACAACATAGGTTCCTTGACTTAGTCCACCACGAATAACACTAACTGGTTGAATTTTAGGCGAGGAAGGGATTCCTCCCTCGGTTAATTCTTGAACAAGTTCCTGTGTTTGTTTATTTTCAAGAAAAAATTTAGGTTTGTTCTTTTCTTGTGAACCACTAGCCTTGTGTAAGTCATTTAAGCAAAAACGACCAAATGTATCTGTGCGAATTCCAATCCCATCGATAGATAGTTGAAAAGGTGTTGTTAATGAGTTCATGCGTTTACTCCTTGGTTTAAAAATGCTTCAACTGCTTTGTTGATTAGGTAGTTCATTGAGCGTTCCTCTTGTTGCCCTTTGGTTTTAAGTTTCTTGTGAAGTTCAGTGTTTAAACGTACTTTCACATAAACAATTTCAGTGGATTTCATGGTTTCTCCTTGTCCCCATTTTGGGGTATTTACATAATGTACCCATTTTGGGGTTATTGGTCAATACCCATTATGGGGTTATTATAAAAATTATTTTTTGGTGGCTATAAATGAACGAAGATCAAAATAGTGTTGTTACACTTAAAGTTCGCGTAACTCCAGAATTCCGTGAAAAAATTATCTCATCAGCTAAAGAAAATAATCGCTCCATGAATGCTGAAATAGTCCATAGATTGGAGGAAAGCTATTTTATGCAAGAGCATTCTGTAGATAAGTCATTAGTATTTGGTAATGATGCTGAGAAAATACAAATTGACATAAAAAAAATATTGTCTACCGTAGACCAATTACTAAATCAAAATAAATCCAAAGATTAATTTTATTATTCTAGAGACGTTCAATTTTAGGGTGATTGTTATAAAATTCATCTGAGTTTCGGTTGTATGCATTAGATACGGCATCTGTTTGTTTATAACCAAGTGCTTTTGATAATTCACCAGCAGATAACCAGATCTGACCATCCAGTTGAACAGGGTTAAATTTCACTTCGTTGAAACTTAATGTTAGACTTGTCATGTCACTTTTCCTTGAAAGAAAGTTGATAGAAGCCCTGATGCCGTCGAAAGTTATCAGAGCTTTTTTATTCTGGCATTATTATAGTGCCATTGACATTAATCTAATATGACACTAGAGTAATGTCAATAGTTGTTTAGAGTTTAAACTAAAATGGAAAAAATAAGACCCTTAAATCAAGATGACTGGAAGCGGACACAAGTTCGTATTCCACAGGATAAATATGAATTATTAATGACTTACGCTGAGAGGAATAATCTTTCACTTAATACTGCTATGTTAGAGTTGATGGAAGTAGGATTAAATTCAAAGATTGAAGGGAAATCTGGGCGCTCAATTTATTTTAATGATTTAAGTTGTATAGAAGATTATCCAAAAGAACCTATGCACGAACGAACTGCACGCGTTGAAAAATTGATCTCCAAATTATTTTATGAGCATCCTGAATATCAACTTATCAATATTGAAACTTTAAATGATGGAAAAAAAATCCGTTATTGGTACTCTATTCCTAGAAGTGAAAGTTTCAGGGATTAATTTACCTAATAATATTTAGAAGTTAAAAGACCAGATTTAATCTGGTCTTTTATGCAAAAGATAAAATCTATCTTAAATAATAAAAAAATTTCACTATAATAATTTTAATCTAATAAATAGAGACTTATAAATTGGCGATTATTGATCTATTTTCGAAAAGACAAAAGAAGTTGCGTGGAGAAATGCCTGATGTGTATCAATATGAAGAAATTCCTAAGCAATTACGCGTTCAAATTATTCATATCATTAAAGATACTGTTGGCATTGAAAATAATTCAAGTAAATCGGCTGAAGTCTATGATTTTGTACATAAAGCCTTATGTAGGGAATATGGGAGATTTTCACTTGGAGAAACATTCGAAAGTAACAGCCAAGCTTTATTCAATTTCTTTTTAACTGAAAAAAATTATGAATATTGTTTAGATTTTATCGAGTCTTTCTTTAGATTGATTTATAGAGTTGTGCGTATACAACCTCATGCATTTATTCGCACGAAACAAAAACCAGATGAGGCAATTGAAGAATTAAATATAAGATTTAGAGAAGCTGGAGTAGGTTATCAATTTGAACAAGGAGAAATAATTCGAGTTGATTCTCAATTTATACATTCTGAAGTTGTGAAACCAGTTATCCATCTTCTAGGTAAAGATAAGGATTATGAGGGGGCTACTGCTGAGTTCTTGGCTGCACATGAACACTATCGTCATCGAAGATATAAAGAATGTCTTAATGATAGTCTTAAGGCTTTTGAAAGCGTCATGAAATCTATTCATAAAAAACACTCTTGGAGCTATAAAGCAAGTGACAGTTCTAAGAATTTAATTAATAGTTGCTTAACGCATAATTTGATACCTCAGTATCTTCAGACTCAATTCTGTGCAATAGCTAATTTACTTGAGAGTGGCGTTCCAACAATCAGAAATAAAGAGGGTGGACATGGTCAAGGAGCTGAAGTAAAAGAAGTTCCTGAGCATTTAGCTAGTTATGCACTTCACTTAACTGCCTCAAACTTATTGTTCTTAATTAAATGTGAAGAAAATTATGTAAAGTAGCTTTTAGGTTTAAATACAGATGCATAAAAAAGCACCCTAAGGTGCTTTTTTTACACCTATTTAGTCTAATTAATGTTCACTCTATCTTTACCATTTGTTACATTGGTAGCACTTTATAATAATTGGTATCGATATGAAAAAGATCGCATTGGGGTTGGTTTTAGCATTAGGTTTTGCTTCATTTGCTGATGCTGGGCGAGGTCGCCAACCTTGTTCGGGTAGTAAAGGTGGGGTAAAGCATTGTCAAGCTGGTAAATTTGTTTGCAATGATGGTTCAATTAGTGGATCTAAGAAAATTTGCGGAAAATAAGCAATGGGATTTAATTTTAGAAAAAGCATTAAAATTATGCCTGGTGTTCGTGTGAATCTCACCAAAAAGGGAGTTTCAAGCGTATCTGTTGGGAAAAATGGTGCAAGAGTTAATGTGGGTAAAAAGGGCACAAGAACTACAGTTGGATTGCCAGGAACAGGGCTATCTTATTCGTCTTATTCACCTAGAAATAAACAAAGTAAGGTGAAGACATCACTTTCATCAAATCAAGACTCTAGAGATGCTGGATCATTTAAGGGAGTATTTAAATTCTTATTAATTTTAGCTGTCATAGTTTTCTTTCTTTACTTGATTTTTTAATGCTAGAGCCTATTAAGAGTTAACTTTTGGGTTATTCAGCCAAAAATCAACTAATTGATGACGCTGTGCGACAGCATTTAACGCACAAGAAAGTGGAGAAGTATTGACATTTTGAAATAGTTTCATGTTGACAGGTTTGTCACCATAGAATATGCTGTGTTTAAACATCCCTATTATCAAATGATAAAGGGCTTTTTTATCTAAAGGAGAAAATTATGAAAAATATTAAACTTTTAGCTGATGGTTATGGTTTAGGCTAAACATAGCCCACAAAATTCTATAAAATAAGGTATCAATTTTGATACCTTATTTTTTTGGGGGACAGTTTGCAATATATTCTAACTTACTGTTTGATAATTCCTTATTTAATAGTTTTGGTTTACTTTTACTTATTTGAGAGAGATGACTACTTTTATAAATTCAGAGGAAGTGTGCAGCTTCTCTTAGTGTTGTTCTTAATTGGGATCTTTGTTTTAAATATAATTATTTGGAAATCTTTTTTTATTGAATATGAATTTTTGAATTTTAGCTTAAAAGCTGAAAAAGGTACTTCTAAAACAACTGCCCTTGTAACTATGCTTGCTGCAACTGCTGCGGTTAGCGGATGGGTTTTTACAAGTAGAGTGCAAATTATTAATGCTACAAAAGCCCATGCAATGCAAGCTCTTATGAATAGTAGGAATTCAACTATTTATATTGAAAAAGTAGAATTAGCTATGAGCATGAGAAAGAAATTAAGAAAAAAAAAGGGTTTGAGTGTTAATGATCTAGTGATTGTCTCTGAACTTGACTATCTTGAGATGAATGGTAAGCAGCGTGCAGCAATTCACTATATGCTTAACTTTATGGAATTTGTTTCGGTGGGAGTTAGGCATAACAATATGGATGAAGAGCTTATTAAGGGTAGCCTTAGAAGTATATTAAAAAATAACTATGTTATGTTTCAGCCTGTTATAGAGTATGTTCGCAAAACTTCGCCTAGCAACTATATTGAAATGGAAACGCTCCACAAGAGATGGGATGATTATAGTCATGACAAATGTGTTAAATGTACTAAATGGTATAAAGTTAGTGATGAGTTGAGGAATAAAATGATACCTGCTAGGCGTTCCCTATATGCCTTAATGACAATGATTACATTTGGGTTGTGGAATTTAATTGTTGTAATTATAGAGTTTATCAAAAAGTATGCTGCAAGCAATATTCAAAACAACTTTACATGTATTGATTGCAATTGCGAAATTTTAAAATCTGAATAAACGAACAGTTAAGAAGTATAAACCCACTCAACCGAGTGGGTTTTTTATTGGAGAAACCATGCCAAATGTCTTATTAAGATGCGTCACGCAAAGTGGTTATTCTGTTGGATTCAAGAGTGGTGTTATTTCTCAAGAACTCGATGGTGGCGCACCGCGTTACCGTCGAGTGATCAAGAACGCGTATCACAATGTGAATGTTCAATGGGTTGTAAAAGAAGCTGGCTTTGATTATTTGGATGCCTTGCACAATGTTTGGTGTGAAAACCCCAATGAGTTTTTTTATGCACCACTCAAAGTGAATGGACCTGAATATAAGAACTATGAAGCGTATTTTGTTGAAGATTCATTTCAATTAAATAGTGTAGATGGTCTTATTTTCACATGCTCAGCACAACTTCGAGTAAAGCCGATTGTAGATATTGAAGAAGATCGGCTTCTGGTAGAAGTTGGTAATGAAGGTGTAGATCTATCTGAATTATTAGACCCACTTGAAAAGCTCGTCAATGTGAGCATGCCGAATGCTTTAAGGAGTATTCATGTCTGATTATGTATCTTTCTTTCTAAATGCTGGTGGTGGTGTAACTCAGCTTGAATGTATTGAGATCAGCCATCCAAGTTTTTCAAAAGTTTATCGTTACGTTAAGAATGATACTCAGGGAATTACAGCTTCTAATCAGAATTATGATTATAAGCCTATGTCGATCAAGCGAAATAATGTCACCAATGATTTAGATCAAACTTTGTCTATTACGCTTGCAGATATGGATGATGAGCTGATGGATGAAGTTAAAAAAATTCATTCAAGCCCATTTCGCAAAATAAAGCCTGAATGTTCTTTTAAAATTTATCGTGATGATGATTTAACAGAACCGATGATCTCTATGCCTGCTTTAGAGATTCCAAGTGTTTCAAAGGATACATCAGGATTGGCGACTTTTGATGCTCAAGCACCGCAACTCAATAGTGTAAGAACTGGTCGTATTTACACGATTGAAGAATTTCCATTGCTTCGGAGAGCCTAATGTCTATTGATAATTTACTAGATCGAGTGTGGACCTCTAAATACACATGTAATGAATTCTCTTGTGAAGCATGGCAACAAATTACAGGTGAAGATTTAACGCAGAGATTAAATGATTTTCTGAACGGTCAAGCAGGCTTTGATGTTTTAGAGGAACCAGTCTCACCTTGCATTGTCTTTTTCTTAAATGGCAAAGAATCCCCAACTCATGTTGGGGTTTTTTTTGAAGATAAATTATTACACCTATCTCGACGTGGTGCGCAATATGTACCACTCGAAATTATCCAGATGGGTTTTAGACAGACGAGATATTACACATGAAAAAAACAGTCATCATTTGTCCAGATCCATACGATAAAAATACTTGGTCCACGGAACAGGTAGATGATGTCTGTGCATATTTGGCTCAGCAATTTACGGTATTTCCTGAAAACACTTTTATCTATCACAACTATGTTGCTGAAAGTAATGATGTTACACCAAAGATCAAATCTGATATTGAGCGTTTACAGGCGCTTGAGGGTGTTTTTTATGTTGTGATAAAGCCTAGCTGGTTGCAGTTTGTGTACTATGCCATTGTTGCAATCATGGCAGCATATAGTGTGTATTCAATACTCACAATGCCAAAGCCTGATCAGCAGAAAATAGGCTCATCCAATAATGAACTGGCGAATCGTACAAACAAGATGCGAATCAATTCGCGTGTACCTGATATTTACGGCACCTTGCGCGCTTATCCTGACTTGATCGCAGTCACTTACACATACTACGAAAACAACATTGAAGTTGAAGAATGTTTGATGGTTCTAGGCCGTGGATATTATCAAATCAAAGATTGTCGTGACGGTGAAACCGATGTAAACGGTATCGATGGTATTAGTGTTAGTGCTTATAATCCTGGTGAGAGTATTGTAGGCAGCAACACAATTTACAAGGTTGGTAATGCTTTTACATCACTTCCGCTTGATGTCGCCAAATCTTCTTCAATCAATGGTCAAAGTCTTGTACAACCCAATGATGTGATTATTGAAAGTCAGAGTATTTATTTCACAACTGGTGGTGTGATTCGAACGACTGACAACACTTTAGACTTTAGAGACAAGTTTAAAGTTGGTGATGGTATTGCGATATCAGGAGCGCGATTTGGGGTAGAAAATATTATTCTATCAGGCTTATGCACTGTCACCAGTGATTATAAAATTATTGTTGAATCTGCCTTAGATATAAACTCAGTCGAGAAGTTTAAAGGCCTATTGGTAAATGGTGCTAATGTTGCAATTACTGAGATTGATGAAGTGACAGAGGAAAGCACAACCAAATATTATGATTTGTCTGGACAGTATCAAGTCGATTCAATAGTCAAAACTCCTTCTGGTTCAAATTTTAGTTATGCCATATCTTTGCACTCAGCAAAACAAGTGAACTACAACTGGAATTACATCACTGAAAACTATGACATCTCAGCAGGCTTAACTTTAAATGACAATGACGAGAGTGTGGATCTTGATGCTAACTATTCAGTCAGTGCTGTAGATGAGCACAGTATCAGTTTAGCGAATGCAACCACTATTAATGACGATTGGGAGAAGATTCCAACACTATTTAATGGCAGTACTTCAGGCTTAAATACTTCTGATATCTATTTAGAGATTGTTGCGAATAAGTGGGTAGGCTGGTTTGAGTTATACCACGAAGCAGCAACACAATTGCAGTTTAATATCTACTTTCCGCAGGGGCTGTACAACATCAATAAAGATGGTAAGACAAGACCGGGTTATGTGGTTATCACAGTTCAGTATCAGTCAATTGATGACAACGGAAACCCAATTGGTGAAGTGAAGTCTAAAGACTTTTGGATTGAATACACAAGTAGAGATTCATTCGGACGCACGCTCAATATAGAACTTGAAACAACAGGAAATCAGCGCTTTAGATTAGCAAAAACTGATGCTAAGACAGGCGCGAACCCGATGACTGAGTGTAAAGTCAAAGATGTTTATTTGACCTCACAGTATGACAAATCAGTTTACGAGGGTGTGACGGTTTTTAGGCTTCGGACAACTGCTACCAATGGCGCACTTTCAGTTAAAGAGCGAAATTTTAATACGCTAATTACTCGGAAATTACCTATTGATGGCGCTGGTTTACTAGAACCAACCAATGATGCTGGGCAGGCGCTTATTAACATGGCACTTGATCAGTACATTGGACGTCGATCTTCACTAGATGTTGATATGGATAAGATCAAAACAGAAATTCAGGCAGTTAAGACATATTTTAACTCAACTGATGCAACTGAATTTTGCTATACCTTTGATGATGACTCACTTTCATTTGAAGAGCAGGCTGGCATGGTTGCAAGTGCGTGTTTCTGTGAAGCAATCCGATTTGGTAATAAATTAAGATTGAAGTTTGAAAAACCTCAAACAAGTTCAGTTTTATTGTTTAATCATCGGAATAAAGTTTCTAGTTCTGAAAAGCGTACTTTCAAGTTCGGTATTGATAAGGACTATGATGGGGTAGAGCTTGAATACACATCACCAGATGATGACAAGCGCATCACGTATTCAATTCCTGAAAATATCACTTTAACCAATGCGCTTAAAATCACAACATCTGGTATTAGAAACCATGCTGTGGCTAAAACTAGGGCTTGGCGTGAATGGAACAAACTTCAATATCAGAATGTTGATTGTGAATTTGAAGCGCTTGATGAGTCTGAATTGTTGATTAGAAATGATCGAATCTTAATTGCAGACAGTACCAGTCTTGAAACCCAAGATGGTGAAGTTGTTGCGGTTGATGGTTTGATTTTAACTTGCTCTATGAATGTTGATTTTGAAGATGGTGAGCAATATTACTGCTGTCTACAAATTGCCGATGGATCTGTAGATATTATTGAATGTAGTCCTGGCGAATACACAAATCAAATCATTCTGAATCATGCTCCAACCATGGCGCTTGTAGTGGGAACAGACAGATATGTAAAAACTCTATATTCAATCACCAAAGTGGCAGAAACATCGAGCCAAGCATTTATGCTAAGCGAAATGTCACGCAACACTCAAATGACCAACAAACTTACGTGTATAAATTATGATGATCGATACTATGAAAAAGATCATTCATTCCTTTAAATTTCAAAATCACAGAACAGTCCTAACGGGCTGTTTTTTATGCTTGGAGATAAGCATGGTTGATAATATTGTTACCAAACAGCAGCTTATAGATGCTGGTAAAAATGCCGATTCATGGGAAAAATATTGGAGTGGAAATGAAGATGAGGACGTCATTACTCGGCTAAACAAAGAATACCCAACACACGCAAAAGCATTAAAAATTTTGATGGAAAATGGTGGTATTCAGCCATTTGAGACACAAGCGCAACTGCTTGCAAGTGTACCTGTTGTATCTCCAACAGCTGCAAAAGCTTTAGATACCAAAAAAGTGTGGATCTGGAAAAATGGAGCTTGGATCGACACAGGTTTGAGCGAACTTGATCAAGCAAAGGATTATACAAATCAAAATTTGGATGGAGTTTCGTTCAATACGGATGATGATTATAAGTGGTTGTATGCTGTAGTTGATGAAGCTAGCCAGGTCATGTTTGGCATGGACTTGAATAAAGTAATGCGATTTATTTCAACTCTGCAAGCAGAAAAAATACAAACAAATGATTCTTCTTTTGAGGATGTGAAAGATGCAGATTTGTTTAATATTTTAGATAAAGATAACAATAAGTTGATGACAATTGATCAGCAATTACTTGCCAAATTTGTATCTATCTTTGCAAATAAATTATCAGTGCAAGATATGATGGTAGAAACGCTATCAACTACAGATAACCCTGTGACAATTGTTGATAAAGATGGCTACATTATTGGTTATTATCAAGCCGACGGTATCTATAATTCTATTGGTTCGACGTCATCTGGCTTGGTTGGTATTGAGCCTGAACAGCGTATTAATACTGATTATTTGCATGTTTCAATGCAAGGGCAATCTTTAGCATTGGGACTTGGGGCGGGTTCAATTGCAACATTGTCAAGTGAAGCGCCTAATGCTCTTGTGCCGAGTGCCGGTATCGAGGACGGTGTGCAAGGTGGTGACATGCAGGGTGTAACTGGATTACCTCTTTCATCGTCAAGCGTCGTTGCATTTAATCCTGCTTTAAATCCTAATCAAACTGCAGAAAGCCCGCTTTATGCTGCAATTGTTCATTTGCAGAAATCTATTGATGAGCGTTCGGTTAATTCTCAAGTTTTAGGTTCAACTAATGGGCATGGTGGAACTGCAATTTCTGGACTATCGAAAGGTACTGCAATTTATGATGTTGGTGTAGCGCAGTCAAAAGCTTATCGAGACTACGCAAGTGCTTCAGGGAAAAGTTGTTTATCCCAATTCGTACTTTGGGTTCAAGGTGAAACGGATATCTCAAACGGCTTAAGCGGTGATGAATATATTATTCGCCTCAACAAGTTAATTGCTGATTATCAAACTGATATTAACCAAGATCTTGCTCCGATCATGTTGACATATCAAACAGGTTCTCACACTAAACGATGGCCCACATATTCACCTGAAATTCCACATGCTCAGCTTAAGGCGGCAAATACCAATCGTAGTATCAAAATGGCTTGTGCAACGTATGTTATGCCATATAACTCGGATGGGATACACATGCCGCCAAACAGTTACCGCTGGTTGGGTGCGTATTTCGGAAAAGTTATGGACTGGATGCTAACAACTGGGCGCACAGACTGGAAGCCTGTTCAGCCAGAAGCGATTTATCGAAACGGTCGTGTGGTCACAATTAAGTTTCATGTGCCAGTGAAGCCACTTGTTTTTGATACAGCCCTTGTGACAGATCCAGGCAATTATGGGTTCAAAGTTTTTGATGCAGCTAACACTGATTTAGCAATCTCATCTGTGAGCATTGTTAATCAAGACACTGTGAAAATTGTTTTAAGTGCAGCGCCAATATCGAACATAACCGTCAAATATGCACTTGGCACAAATAACACAAATGCGGGTCCAACTACTGGGGCTCGTGGAAATCTTCGCGACTCAGACGCTACAGTAGCAAAAGTTTTAGATTTAACAACGGGTCAACCATACCCATTACAAAACTGGTGTCCAATTTTTTCACTACAGGAAGGTTTTTCATGGGTACAGTAATTCGCTTAAAGAACGTATCAATTGGTAGTTCGCCGCTGGGTATGGTACATGATGTAAATTACTCAATTGAAAGTGGTAAACTTTTATTTCAACCAAAAACAAACTTAGCTGGTTCTCAAGATATTTTGGGTAATGCGATTTTGTCTGAAGTCGGTATACCTGTTTATGCAGCGGGATATGTGCAAGGCACAGGCACAACTGCATACTTAAAATCAAATTTTGTTCGAGATACGACAAAGAGCTTTACTCTTTGCGTTGTTGCTAAACGTGATGCAACCACGGGGCTACAGTTTTTTGCGGGTGACTATCATAACAATACAGCACCTAGTCAGGGTTGGGATGCTGGCGCAGGAATTTTTGCAAGTGGAACATATGGATTTCGCCCAACACTGTTTTTAGCTAGTGGTGGCAACCTTTTTTCAAATAATATTCCTTCAGCGCTTAATTCGATTTCAGTTGGAGAGTGGCATTTTGCATGCTTGACTGTAGACACTGTGAGTAAAATTGCAAAATTCCACGTACCAGAAATAGGGTTGGTGTGGCAGTTAAATTATACTGGTGAGCTGAAGGCATTGGCTGCCAGTGAGTTTTTCACAATTGGTGGTAATACGGGTGGGGCTTCAGGTGATCCTGCATTTGTTTCATTTGCTTCGTTTCATGAGCGTGTATTCTCTGCTGATGATGTAAACCGTCAGTATCAGAATGCAAAACAGTATTGTGCAACCAAAGGTATAACCGTCAAATAATACCCAACAAACCATCTCAAGCCCTTTGCTTCAATAGCTTAGGGCTTTTTTATTGCCAAAAATAGGGGGTTACATGCAAGAGCATGAAAAAGTGGCACTTCAATTAATTCTAATGGGAGTAGTAATTGCGATGGCAAAAGTACTCGTAAGCACTGAAAAACTAACATGGCGAGTTGTTCTTGGTCGAGCTATCTTGAATGGCTTCACAACACTTGGCGCAGGTGGCGCACTCATTTGGATATCTGACTTAAACATGCTTGCCATTCTAGGCTTAGGAGCATTTTTAGGGACGCTAGGTAGTCAATTTGTTGAATCACAAGCAGAAAAGTTCGTTAAAGATAAGGTGAAATCAAATGAAGACAAGTAATCCGGGAGTGAACTTAATCAAAGGCTTTGAAGGTAAACGCTTGGAAGCATATGACGATGGTGTAGGCATTTGGACCATTGGATTTGGCACAATCAAATACCCGAATGGTGTGCGTGTAAAAAAAGGTGATACATGCACTGAATCTCAAGCAGAAGAATATCTTCGTAATGACCTAGTTGTATTTGAAAATGCTATCAATCGCTTGGTGACGGTTCCGCTCAACCAAAACCAATTCGATGCTTTAGCCTCATTTACCTACAACCTTGGCGAAGGCAATCTTAGTAAATCAACTCTGCTTAAAAAGCTCAATGCCAAAGATTATAAAGGTGCTGCTGCTGAATTTCCAAAGTGGAACAAAGCTGGTGGTCGTGTTTTGGCTGGATTGGTGAAGCGTCGAAAAGCTGAAATGGAGTTATTTCTAAAATGACCTACCTCTATTTAGCTGTAAAAGCATGGCGAGAAATCTTAATCGGATTTCTCGCTTTTTTATTGCTTATTTGTCTTGCATTGTTGAACCACAAAACAGGCCAGATCGAGAAATACAAACAGACTGAAATTATTCTGCAAGCTGAAAATGCAAAGGCCAAAGCAGACTCAGCAATCAAAGAAAAACTATGGTCTAAACAACAGTTAAAAGCGGAGCAAAACTATAATGCCAAAATTAAACAAATTGAGTCTGATAGTCGTCTTGCTAGTGCCAATGCTGACAGCTTGTCAAAGCAACTCAAAGTTAAAAGTAGTCGCTTGACCTGTGCTTCCAAAGAAACCATCAGATGGACACGCAGTTGATGCGGAAAGATTAAGGGAGGCGTGGCCCTCGCAGTGAGGGCTAATTCGCATAACGACCAATATATTATATTGAGATATCTTCATGATATATTCTTCTTTTAGCCATAGTCTTATTAGTTTGTTTTATTGATCGGACATTTGATATGACTTATGCTCAATTTTTAAATGGTCAAGTTCTGGCTTTCCTAGCTCAAGGAATTTAAAAAGTATTATTGAGGTGTGTCGATGATTGTTTGCAAAATGTTAGAGAGAAAATGGCTTTATAGAAAATTTTTGCTCACCATAGATGATAATTCTTATTGTGTAGAATATCATGGACGAGGAGCAGGATACGAATATGTTACACTTGATGGAAATGCAATAGCTGGTGGAACAAGTCAGCCTTGGTTTATTCCATCTTTCTCTTTTGACATTCAACAACATAGAATCGTGTTAAATGTTCGAGTTTGGGCATGGCTTACTATTAAGAGCTTAAAGATTACCGTGGATGGAATAGAGGTTTTTCCCATCTAATGTTAGTTCAATAATTTAGAAAGTCTAAAATTAACATAATAATAAATTTTAGGTAAATTTTCATATCTGAATGACAACTTGCCCTAAACTCCTTAAACTGGAATCAGGACAGGGAAAAGAAATAACCCTATGGATCATTGATACTGTCGCAAAATACAATGAGTGTAGCGCTTTGAATGATGCGAAGAATCATATAATTAAATGAATAAAATAAAATATTTAACCTTATAAACTTCTAACTATTAAATCAACACGACACAAGTTGTCACGCTGTGAAACAAAATTGTTCCACGTTATATTGTATTTGTTCGGTTTATAGGATTTAATAAGAGCCATAAGAGTCGATCATGAAGATTTTTCGGCTCTTTTCTTCACGTTTTAAATTGAATCCGAGTATTGAAATGAAAACTTTCACCAAGCATCGACAATGTTAAGTGTCTTTATGTTCCTAAATTTAATAGGTGAAAGAGAGTTAAATAAAATTTGTGAGGTTAATTATGAATAATAAAATATTTAGTTCAATGGATGTAGCTAACTACATAGTAGAATATGTTAATTCAACTCTGAGAAAAAGCAACCTAACTCCAATTAAGCTTCAAAAAATCCTATATTATGTTTATGTTGATTGCTTAGTTAATTGTAATGTTAGAATTTTTGATGATCAAATTGAGAAGTGGAAGTTTGGACCTGTTGTAAGCAATGTTTACCATGGTTTTAAAATCCATGGAACTTCTCATATAGAATCATCTATAGGAACTTATAAGTTTTCTGACAGTGCTAATGGTGGGTTTAGTTTTGAAATAATTCCATTCGATAGAGCTAGTGTAGAATCAAGCCCTTACATTCAGGTAATTAATTCAACTATTGAAAAATATATTGATAAAGGTCCCTTTGAATTGGTGGAGTTGACTCATAAAGAAGAACCTTGGAAGAAATGTGAGGATCAAATCCTTTCAGGCGCTAAAGGTTTGATCTATTCTGATCAAGAGATTTTGGATTATTTTAAAAATTAAAATTTGTTTTTAAAATTTAGGACTAGTAATGACTGCACAAATAGATATTCTTGATGAATTTCTGAAAAGATTAATTACTAGTCCTGCTCAAGATGCTGCTTTAGTTAATTTGGTTAACTTATTTGAAAGAGTTATTGCAGATAAGAACTGCTTGCCAAATATAGATATTCCATATGATGATATAACTAGTTTTATTTATGATTTCAGTGATGAAATCAACTTGATTGATCTAGATTTAATGTTGGAAGAATTAGAAAACAGATTTCTGATTCGATATCCTTTAAATATTAGAACTGGAAAAAAGCACTCAAAACACTTATGCATATCAAAATTTAGAACACACATTTTTTTAGCAGCAACTCAAAAAATTTATGTTGCCAAAGTTGCTCAAGAGCTTGCTATTAATGCTGATAAAGTTGCAAAACAAGCAGGTAAGACCGCAAAAGAAGCTAAAGACCAAGCTGAAAAAGCTAAAAAAACTTATGATGATATGATGGTAAACTACATTACTATTCTAGGTATTTTTGCCTCTATTATTATTACGATATTTGGTGGTATGCAGATTATTAGTGCTACCACTGGGTTATTACAAGCAAATATAAATTTAGCAACACTGATTTTGGTTCTTTCTTTTTTATCTGCCTTAATTATTTTAATTCTATCTACACTATTTAACTTTATTTCAAATTTGAAGGAATCTCAAAGAAGCAATAAATTTATATATATTGCTTTGGGATTTTCAATAGTCGCCATGATATCATCTGCCGCGTATATGTATAAAATTAAACAAAATGATGTTCCAAAAATTAATAGCAAGGTGTTAATTAAGGATAAAGATAAGTAATAAAAAGCTTGTCAAAGTCTAATCACCTACAGTCAACAACCCATCCCAACTAAAGTAATTCTGCGTCAATTTCCCTCGACTCATGCTCCATTTTCTGTCTTTAAGTAAGCATGGTCCAATTGCCAGCTTTTTACTAAATTTTTCATTTACTTGTTCTAGCGCACACTGAAGATTGTCATTCCTCTGAATAACTTCATGATCAGCAAGTAGATCAGGCACATATCTCGACTTAGATTCAATGCAAGTCAGAATCACACCGCACTTCTTAAAATCTACACCTTCTTTATAAACCTTATCTATTTGTTTAAGGATGTGTTTAATGATCACCGCTGCTGAATCCGTTGGCTCAGGAAATGAAACACTCACAGATGCTTTATAAAATGGCTTCTTGGTATCAAATGGGTTTGAGTGTGCAAAGGCGATTACGCACCCAGTTAGATCCTTGGCTTCCTGAGAACGTGCAACAGCGCAGCCATCATTATTACTGAGTACAATGACTGGTCTATTGTTTAACTTTGGCTGAAACAAGCGCTCACAGGACACATAACAATTATTAATGTCGATGAGCGCGATAATCCTTTCCTTCATAAACTTGATATCGTTACACAATCAAATTCATGATAATTTTCTAGTAATTTAAATTCAAATTTATAAACTGTGGATAAACAATGGTGCGTCAGAATAAGACGTTTTGTTTTTCGTCATCACGTGGAAAGCAATAAATTCATGATTGTTATTTAGACAATATCTTTCAATAATCTTACTTGCAGTTGCTAAATTGTTTTATGAGCATGCATCTGATGCAAAATTAGATGAAAAATGATTCTCAAAGTGAATAATGAATAAATGGTAATTACTGATAAATTTCCCTGTAAAACTTAGATAACCCATCTGGGAGTTCCTCAACAATTCCTTTCAAAAGCTTAATAAATTTTTCTTTCTTAACTTCTGGCTCAACATATCTGTATGAATCAAAGTAGTCGATTACAGGGTTGAACTTCCCAATTACACTGTGTATATCATCTAATGACTCTAAATTATGCTTTATAAATTGAATATGATTTCTATGCATACCCTTATCTAATATGAGCTTATAGTTGATCAAGAGAGTACACAAATCATCAGTATTATCTAATAAATTATTCATTAATTTTTGATATTCCATAGAAAATAAGTCTCCATTATTTAGACTTGAGCTCGCCGGGCTTTTTGTATTCATAAAAAGTAGAATTGAATCAGCACTCTTTTTGAAAAGTCTGATACTTTTCTTTATTTCCTTTTGCTCATCCTCAACCTTATTTAAAAATATTGGTTTTCTCCAATCAGTATACAAATGAAGCGCTACGGCAGCAGCAACAAGTGTCGCAAAAGCTGAAAGATAATCGCTATTCACATCAAACCACTTTTTCATAAGAATCGAAGTTGAAAGACAAATCAAAAACAAACTAATTACTATGAAAAACTTAAGATAATGATCTTTTATTAACTTTAGAATATTACTCACTTAATACCACCTTTAATCTCATCACAATAATCAGACCATCTTTGCATCATCTGCCGACGTTTTTCTAAATGCTTTGTACGGTTGTATGCTCGACCATGCATGTCGCGTACCTGATGGCCTAACTGCATCTCAATAATCTCAACAGGGAATTGAAGTACTTCTTCAAGCATTGTACGTGCAGAAGCGCGGAACCCATGTCCTGAAACCTTTTCTTTTTGATAACCCAATCTTCTCAGCGCTTGAGTGATCGTATTTTCAGACATTGGTCTTGAGTTAGATGTGACAGCTGGAAATACATAATCACTTTGATTACTGGTGACCGGGTGAATCTTTTGAAGTAGATCTATAACTTGATCTGATAAAGGAACGATAAGCTCAACACCGGTCTTACTTTTTGTTTTTGGTGGAGTATAGGACCAAATTTTCTCATCAAAATCTATATCACTCCATTTTGCATGGCGAAGCTCTCCTGGTCGAACAAAAACCAATGGGGCAATCTTTAATGCAGTTTTTGTGATGATAGTACCTTCATAGTGATCTATATCATCCAGCAGCAAGGCAAATTCGCTTGGATTGGTAATGGCTGCCATGTGTTCGGCAACAGGTGTTGTAAGCGCACCACGAAGATCCTGAGTAACATCACGTTCACACAATCCAGTTGCAACGCCATATCTTAAAACTTGGCCACACTTAACTTTTACTTTTTTGGCAGTTTCATATTTTTCTTGTCTTTCATAGATTCGGCAAATATTTAAAACATCGACAGGTGTAACCTTGTTAATTGGTTTCTTGCCGATACCCTCAAAGATCACACCAAATAAACTTTCAGACTTCTTATAAGTTGAATCTGCAAATTTTTGTTTAGCTAACCATTCTTTGGCCACAAACTCGAAAGTATTTTTTAAAGAGTCACCATGTTCTAGGGCAATACGTTTCTTTTCCTCATGTGGATCTAAATTCTGAGCCAAAAGACTGCGAGCTTCATCTCGACGTGCGCGTGCATCCGCTAGCGATACTTCTGGGTAAATACCAAAGCTGATTGTATTTCGTTTTTTGGAGTAAGGGCGGTAGTAATCAAATCGCCAAAACTTATTGTTGTTTTTATCAATAAGCAGATACAAGCCACCACCATCTGAAAGTTTTATGTTCTTATCTTCAGATTTTGCCTTTTTAATCTTTGTATCGTTTAGCGGTACAACGGTTCTAGCCAT